CTTAATCATGTCTAGTCACAGCCACCTAACGATTCGTCGTGGGCAGCAACTACTGCTTCAATCTCTCGTAGGTAAGACTTCAGAGTCAAATCGTTCTCTGCCAATGTTAAGAATCCTGACGGGGAAACCTCTCGCATCCGAGACTGGTCTTCAACTGACACTGGTTGTAAAACGAAATCCCTCTCTAGACACAGCGGGGCATCTAACAGCCTCTGAGATACACACCCTGAGAGAACAGTACATAACAGCACAAGCAAAGGCAATAAACAAACTGATGGAAGACGAACTGATGAAGGTTGCTTCTGCAAACCAAGTCGTTGATGATTAGAAGTCATTGGGATCTGTGAAGTTGCCAACACCTTCAAACTCTTCTTTCTTCTTTGATAGTTCTTTCTTTAGTTCTTCCCTTCGGGAGAACAATACTTTCCGGGAGAACAATACTTTCTTCTCTTCTTTCTTTATTATCTTGTTAACTCTTTGAACATGGACTCTTGCTTTGAGGACATCCCTCTCCATTCTAGCCTTGTCTCTTGCATTCTTTAGCATCTGCATCCTGCCGATGGCAGCCAGTACAATCAGTACTACTGCTCCGATAGCATACATCTTAGACATTAACCAAGTCATCTTTCAATACCAACATCGGTTATCGTTCTCAACATCAGATTGAGAATAGCCAATCCAAACACTACCCAAGGTAGCGCTGGACCGAGCAACGGACCCATGCCTGTTAACACGGTAGACAATCCCTCAGTAAAAAACACCGCACTACCTACGACGTTCAACCATATGGTCTTGCTCTTGTACCACGGTTTCCCGACGGGCTCCACGATCATGTCCACTGTTAGCTGTTCTAATTCAAGTTTACTCATCTTACTATTTTCTCCTGTGCTGCAAGTAATCTCTCTAATGTTCTGTAGGCTGAGTGCCTACGAAGATGCCCATCCTTTTCATTAGGATCACGGGCATCTAACCAAATCTTCTCGAACATACCACCCTTCCCCGTGACTACATTCTCGTAGTACAAGTTAACTAGTAGTTCATCCTTTCCATTGGCGTAGTCCTTGTATGGAGGTATGGCTACTACCTTGATAATATACCCCTCCCCCTTACGTGAGAACTCGTCCGAGGTAACTCGCGACTCCATCCTTCCTTCTTCTTCTTTCTTGTCATAGGTTATCACTAGAAGTCCTCCCTGTCAGCAGTCAGCGTGTAGCTACCGGTGTCCTGCTCGACACTACCATCATCTATGTGGTAGGTCATAGATATGGACTTACCACCTGAGCTAGTAGTGTTGTCGTACACGTACATCCACCTATCAGCGGTCAATGCGTAGTACGTACCCTCGAATCCCCAACCTACTCGGAAAGCTGTGTCCCCTGTTAAGTTAGAGAACTTCGTCCGGTATGCACCGGGTGCGGAGGTCGTAGGTCGTATCCAGTCATTGGTCACATCGATCTGGACATAGCCCGCAGCGTTATCCTTCTGATACATGTTGCCGTCACCGTCCACCTTGAAGTAGGCTAGGGCATCGGCTCCGAAGTTGAAGGCTGTGTTGGAATGGTTGGATAAGGTAACTACGTCAGCAGGTGCAGCAGCTCCATCGTCGAACAATGCAAATAAGTTAAGTAACAAGAGCTGAACCAGCTACTTTCCAAGCTGTTGCAGTTACCTTCTTAATGACGGCACTTGCTCCAGCTCCCAGTGTCCGGGTACCTGTTGTGTTATCCTTTGACCAAGTCAATGTATCAGTGGTGATGGCCAATGACCAGTCAACTGAGCTATCGTTCTCTATCCCGATCATCGTACCTATGGGGTATGCAACAGAACCGTTGGCTGGTATAGTTATCGTCTGTGCTGCGGTCGACCCAGTAGAACGGATCGTCTTACCAGCATCAGTGAGTACCATCGTATCATCAGAGGTAACTCCTCTGATGATGGAGAGCACGCTCCACTGGGCAGTGGTAACTCCTGCCGTGTCATGCCTAGCTATGTCTGTGTCTACTGGTTCATACACACCTGTGTGGTTATGGTTACCAAAGGCTACTGTACTGCCTGAGGTGCCCGTAGGCACGTTACCTATCGGTATGTTGGCCCACGTAACAGCAGCAGAGAGGTCGTTGACCTCTGAACCTGCGGCTACTGCTTCCCAAGCTGAGTTACCAGCACCATCGGCAGTTAGTACCCATCCATCAGTAGCACCCTGCGAGTTAATCGAGGATGCTATTACACCAGCGGGTGGGGATAATAGCCAACTCATTAGTCGAGTTGCGTAAGCTCCATCCAACTGCCTTTAAGCAGCGTAGTTGGAGAAGCATCTGATGTACCCTGAGACCACGACAGGCCGAGTGTACTGGATACAGTAGCATGGGGCTGGTATACCCCTGTAAAGTGGATACCGATTACATTCGGTGCGCCAGCGGCAAGAGCAATAGTAGTGGTAGCGTTCATAGCTACGTTGTCACTGTTGTTAGTACCAGCTGAATCAATCATTGAGTAGTTAACACGACCTATTTGCAAGGTCTGTGAAGATACCCACGCATGTTTGAAGTCAGGCGTAGCAGATACCATTGACAAGTATAGGAATGCCTCAAACTTGTACATCTTGTCAACGGTTGGAACGGTAACAATCAAGTCAGCATCGGCAGTGATCGTGGAATCTGTCGTTTGTCCCTCATTTGCAGACTTAACTGCGCGGACTGACCTAGTACCTACAGCCAGTGCGCCATTGTCAGTTATCTGTACGTCCCGTCCGGTGTCATCTGTAAAGTAGAGGTCATTAGGTGCGTTGTTCTTGACCCAGACCTGTCCGAATCCAGTGATGTCATCTAATCCAGCAGCGATCTCATCAATGAACAGGCCCGATCCATTAGAACCACCGTCGATCTTAACACCTTTCTCAGTACTAAGTACGATCTTAGATGTAGTAGCGAAGGCATCGATGATGCCATCCGTACCATCGTGGTAGATACGCATATAGTCGGCGTCAGTATTATCCCAGCACCGCAAATCCATGCCACCTGTTAAGTCTAGGTATGAAGCACCAGTGAAGTTGATGCTCGTTACTGCTGGTGAGTACGTCCAGTTAGCATCTGTCCCATCTAGTGTCATGGTGAGGCTATCGCCCGAACCACCTACTACCTCCCACACACGGAACCCGGCTTCTAAGTCAACTAGTGCCTCGAAGTCCCAAGCTCCCGTGACGGTGTACGGTAGGGCCGCACTGAACGTGGCGGAACTGGTGAAACCAGTAACGATGTCATCTACGTACTTCTTACTTGCGGCGTCCTGATCTGATACAGGGACCCCGATGTTGTTAACCAATTGGGAGTTCATGTCTAGAGCAACACTCATCGTGTTCGGAGTGGTGCCGTCCCTAGACAGAGTATTCTCCATCGCCGCTTCAATCAGGTCGTTGTTCGCATTCATAGTAGTTACGTATGCGTACCCTGCTGCGGTAGGTGTGAGTGCTAATTTAGCCATCTTTTACATTTCCTCTAATTTGTCTATAATTCTGTCAAGTTTCTCGTCTTGCTTAGATTGCTCTTGAAGTACAAATTGTTGTGTGATCTGTACTTCCGTTAAGGTCTGGTTAATCTCCGAGACCTCCTTCTGGACCTCTTCAATCTTCTGCGTCTCTTCCTGTAGTTGGTCTACTTCTTGTGCCAGTGCGCCATAGTTGTATACTCCCCCCAATACAGCTAGGGTGAGGGTAACCGCTACCCCTACGCTAAGACCGCTTGCTTCCTTTCTCATAACATAATCTCAAAGTGTGCCCAGTCTCGGTCGTACTCCCCTTGACCAGTGTAGTTTTTCCAATGCCCACCCCAACGAAGTGGGACCCCTTGTTTGCTGGCTTCAGCTAGGATATAGCTCGCCAGTTCATAGAATGACTTATAACTCGCTTCGTAGAGCCCCGGATACGGCACGATATCGACAGCGACAGACGGTAATGTGTTGTGCTTAGAAGTCGGGTAACGGTTCCTGCTCCTTCCTTGATGGAACGCATTGTTCTGCTCTTCCATGCCCCTGTACCCCCATATGATGGAGAAATCGACATGCTTGATCGCTTGTTCGAGGACACTCTGTAGCTCCGGGTCTAGTGTGTTAAGGCTTTCCTTACTTCTTTGTCCGAATGTTGGCACTTCCTACTCCTAGTCCTAAGGCTCCCATGATAACAGACGTTGCAATGGCTGCATTGCCCTTCTTGGTCGGGACTGTATAGAACTCAGGGTCCCAGACATTCTTCATCAGGTCCTCATTCCAGTTGATAATACTCAGTGACCCAACATCCTCCACTGTATTGTGATATATGATGTGATCGTAGCCCTTCGACTCGATCCACTGCTGTATGTTCTTCGTTATAGCGAACTCATCAACTCCACCGGCAGCTATGTCTAGTGCCTTCCAGTCCTCCTCAGTCTTGAAGAAGTCATAGAGTTGGTCGAGGATCTCTCCGTTGTCAAAGCCTCCCGTATCTTGTAATACAAGGCCGTTTTTACCTCTAAACACTACTGGTGTGGTGTTAGGTGTAGGCATCCGCATGAAATCAGAGGCTAATGCCTTGGCTGCTGGTCCATACTCAGTGCCTAGCTGTTCAGCTATCTCCTTGATCATGGCGTCCCACTCATCATACACCTCACCCATAGTTAACACTGGCTCCCCGTGAGCTTTACTAAATTGTCTTAACTTGAACTTGCTAATATACCCACCAATGGTGTTATGTAGCTCCTTGATAGGAATACCTGCCAATGAGACCAGTGTCTCTGCATCTGCTTGCAGTTCCTTTGACCTCAATATGAACTCATCGGGGATCATCATGCCCGGTACCAGTTCTGCGGCCCGATTAGTGCCCATATGGACACCACCTTGCCTTGGCTTGTCGTACTGAATGAGCCTATTGGGGTTAGTAGGATCCGTCCGGACATCCACATGGAAATTCATCTCCCCGTTGTAGGGAGAACCACCGTCCCACCGCTCATAGTTAGCTTTCCACCGAGGGTTAGCATTGAGGCCATCAAAGATGTCACTCGACATGGCTTCATGAGCCTGACGGCTCTCAACCACCCTCTCAGACAGCTTATCTACCGCGCCTACCTCCTCGTCTACGTTATAACCGGAGCGCTTGGCATAGTCAGTGTCCTTCAACTGATCGTTGTACCTGACAGCAAACTCTTCTGGGGTAGCAGTCTGTTCTATCTCGTTGATACTGGCTTTCGGGTTGGTTACCCGGTCCACCCTCTGAGCCTCCACCTGTGCCTCTGTAAGAGCCGCTATCTCGTCCCCTATCACACCATCTACTCGACCCCTGTTCGCCTCTGCGGCCTTCGCTAGGTCAAGCCCAGTGAGAGGTGCACCCCCTCCGCTGGTAGCGGTAGCACGAGGAATGGCACCAGCCACGTCCTCGACTCCTTTGAGTAACTTAAGTACCGCTGTTTTGCCCATCTTCTTCCCTCGGCATCCTCATTTGACCAAAGCTCAGGTCATACTGACGCTCGTAGTCTGCCACATTGGTGCCATTATGCATTGCCTCAACGTGAGCCAGCCACTTGAGGTCTTTAGAGACCTTTAGCCCTAGGTCCCTAGCATTGATCACCATTCTCTCGTTCATAACCTTGATATCGGTCCAACCGATTGAAGGCTCCGTCTCCCTTACGTGCTGCCACGCTGCCTTCTCGTCTACTGTGAAGCTAACGTTGCCGTTCTCTATGTCACTGAAGTTGGCTGTGAGGAACTTGTTCTGTAGAACCGCGAATGGTCCGAAGTTCATCGGTGTTGAGTTGAGATTATCGATGTATCTGTTAACTCGGTCCACCTCATAGTTCTCTTGTATGATCATGAGGTCATCGGCTAGTACCTGCGTTGCCGCTGGGTTACGCTCATCTATGAGCGACGTCATCTTTAGGATGTTCGGGTTAGCAAAGGACTCTAGGAGTATCTGTTGACCAGACACATCAAGTGGTCCACTCTGGTTGATAGCAACCACCTCCATGCCCCGAGCTGTTATCTGTATATCAGCCCGCTCAGGAGATAACTCATCATCTCCAGCCAGCGCTAGGTACTCCGACGTGTTCTTTTGTATGACATCCTCAATGTATGCCTTCTGTCGCTCCTCTCGTGAGGTAGCACCACGACCTAGAATGTCTGTGGTACCTTGTATCATGGATGAGTACTCTGCCCTTAGCGCTACTGGGTCTCTAGCAGTCTTGGGAATGCCAGATGACATGGCGATGTCCTCGCCAAGCATCGCTGTTACCAGCCTGTTAGCAATAACACCCAGTCCGTGCTGTGTTTCGCGACCACGTCCATCGAAGGTCTGCAATCCAAATTCTATCATAGATACATAAGCCTTAGCATTCCGCGCCATCTCTACTACTTCCCTGTTCTCTTGCTCAAACCCAATGGCTTGTGCGGTAGCGTACAGTTCGTAGCCTTGAGTGAGGCTTGGGGTGTCTGTCTCAATGCCTGTTATCAGGTCTTGGAGCATACCAACGTGGGTCTCATGTGCTGCCTTAGCTTTGATGTACTTATCCTGATCCCAGAACCGGCTCGGTATGTTAAGGAATGCCGTTTGATCGTCAAAGATGTTCTGTCTGACTTCGTTAGCTAGTAGCTGCTTCTTACCGTTGTTCCATAGGGAGACCGTCTCCTTTGCACCGGGTACAGTTACATCTTGCATAGCAAGGTGGAAGGTAGCTAAGCCCTCTCTGTACTGGTTGAAGGTTGCAGTGGTAGAACTAGCCCTTCCGGTCTGACTATCTTTGTAGGTACTGAGGTAACTAGAGATGTCAAGGTCCTGATTAGACTCCTGAGCAGCAAGGATCTGATCATTGGTGACCTTAAGCTGCACATCAGTGTTCCTACGAGAGAACTCTCTTCCCCACTTAGATGTACCGAACCCTAGTGGGGACATGCCGAGTTTATTCTCTGCGTAGTCCTTGATCCTATCGATCTCGTCGATATTCATCTTGTTAGCTTGGGCTTGGTCCTTCTCGAACATGTCAAGAAGCATGATATCTGGGTCGTTCTGCTTGAACCTAGACAGCTGTTGAGTTAACCTAGGCTTCAGCCACGGGAAGTTATTAGTAGTCTGCTCGAGATTCTGAGCTAACTCCAGATTCAGTGCCGCTCTGTGGCTACCTGTGTTCTGTTGTACTCCGTCCTCCAGTGCCCATATGGTGTTAAGGGCATCATCGGCTACAGGATCGCCTGTATCTGCAACACGGATCTGCTGTACCTCTACGGCCCCGTCACTACCTGATGCAGCAGCAGTGGATGCTCTATTCTTTGCATCAAGACTCTCAGCAGCGATGCCTCCTGATACTGACTTCATAAGATCAAAGGCATCATTGAAGCCTGCCGCCGTCACATCTCCCGGCTGAGCCACTGAGTGTGGGTCCGCTGTTCCCCGTACTGGGTCGGATTCGATTGTGCCTACGCTCTTTGGTAAATCTCCAGTTGCCATTATCTATTCCTTTATCACTTCTAGTGCTTTATCATCTATGTACATCTTGCTCTCGTGAGAGTCGATGATAACTTGTTTAAGTTCAGCCCGCTTCTGTAGCGGGATGTCTGTCATGTCGTCGATCATAGGTAACAGGCGTGTCATATCTACTTCCTTGTCGGCCATAGCATCAACAATGGTCTTCTGAAGAGTGGTAGTTAACAGACCGTCATTCTGTTGGAAGTTCATAATGTCCTTGGCTAGGGCTGCTCTCTTACCTTCGGGCCAATCCTCCCATAAGTTCATGACACCTTCGAGTTGCCTGTGTACGTCGTCTCGTGTCATGGTACCGTCACCGTAGAACCTGAGCAGCGTCGAGAAGTACCGTGAGGTCTCCTTTACGATGTTATCATAGTTCTCCTTCTGGTTCCATATCTCGTTCTGGAAGTTGTAGTACTGCATCTCTTCGCGGGTGCGAACGCCAAACACTCCCCTAGCTAGGGCAGAGTTAAGTGTGGGGGTCAGGGGCAGCGGGTTACCGCTGGCTGAGTACCACTGGTTCATCTTATACCCGGTATACGACAACACAACATCGTTATACAGTGGTAAGGCACCCTTAAGGATGTTATCTCCGAGGAACATGAACTTCTCATGTGCCGGTAGGTCCGGATTGGCATTGAAAACACGCATACCCATATCAAACCCTTCTAGGGTCTTGGAGGCTATGTTGCCAAAGGCACCAAATGCCGCCTTTATGGGCTGACTCATCAGGGTATCGAACTGCATGTCGATGAGACGGTTCAAATCAATACCCGGAGTAGCAAACCCTGCGTCTAGGTTCTTCCAATCTTCAATTGTCAAGTTACCTATCGCATTGAATGTGTTCTCGATGATGCCTGCACTGATAAGATCGGTCAATGAGATGCCAGTATCGCCTATCTGGCGATCAGACACACCCATGTCCACTAGCCACTGGTCGGCCATGTCTCTCGCACCGTACATATTGGCTCCATACAGCAGGTATGTGCCAAACAGTACACGTAGCTGGTCTCCACCCTTGATAGCGGGGTTAGCACCGATCAGCCCAAGGGCTGCTTTGTGCTGGAAGGACAGGAACTGGGTACCTACACTGAGGATACCGCTCTGGTAGGCGAAGTTGTTAGGTCGTACCATGCCTAGGGCTAGGTTAGATGCGTCTACACGCAGCTTCTCCCAGTCGCTACGGGTGAACTCAAGGATGCTCTTGGCTCCCTTATCGTCCAGTGCCCGTCTTACGGCTAGGTTCCATGTGAATGTGAGGTTGTTCTTCTCGCCAAAGTTGAAGCCCACGTCTTGGAACTTCTGCATGACTGCCTTACTGAACTGTCGGGTGCGGTAGCCTATCGTGCCCATCATACCATCGTCTGCTACCTTCCTGAACTGCTGTGTACCACCTGCAAAGGAGTGGACATCGACCAAGTCGAGTAGACCTGACCTGTCGAACTCCTTAACTAGGAGTCGGTACTCCTTCTCAGTGAGCTTCATGCTCTTAGCCATGGTCTTGACGGACCAACCATCCTCATAGCCGCTCTTACGCAGGGCTGTCACGCCCCGTCTGATAGCGATAGCGTCCTTGAAGAACTGTCGTGAAGCCACATAGGTAGGCTTAAGCGGCATCAGGTACCCTATCTGGGAACTCTGTAGGAACGCTTGCCTGAATGGACGTAGTACTAGGAAGGCCTTGAATGCAGCGGAGCGCATCGTACGCAGAGGGTCAAGGGTCATAGCCCCTTTCTCTAGGCGTGCTGACTTAGCGCCTGTTACTCTGTTGATAGCCGTGGCTACGGACAGGGCTGCTTCTCTCAGCTTCGGTATCATCATGGACTCAGTGCCCTCGATCAACCTCATGTAGTCAAGAAGTTCCCTACCTTGCTGCATCTGTGTCTTGAGTTCTTTGTTAACTTCGTTCTGGGCCATCCGGCGGAGCCGATTAGACAACACTTCAAGGTCAAAGCTGTCTAACAGCTGAGCCTCGTTTTTGAACAGGTGACCGTAGTCCGCTCTCCAAGCTCCCTTGATTGACTTGAGTGTATCTTCGTGTGTTAACTGCCGCGCGGCCATACCCAGCCCTCTTTCGAGTGCTTTGGTAGGATCTTCTAGCTTAGCTCTGTTACCGTTTACGTCCGGAAGCCTATCGTAGTTACGCTCATCCCAGAACATGCGGCCTTCTCTATGGATAGACTGCTTCTGGAAGAGGGTTGACTCTGACTGTGCTATATCAGAGGCTCTCACTACCCTGAAGGTAACTCCTCGACTTCTCTCGTCTTCGGCACGACCTGCTCTACGAGCAAATCGCTCTGCTTCGGCCTGTGTCCCAGCCGTTCTAATTGCTTCAGAAGTGCGTCCCGCTGCACCTGCGCGGACAGTTCCGTTAACCGCAATGCCGCTCTGCTCTTTGACAATGTAATACGGGTCATCATAGAACCTATAGGAATAGTTGTGGTGATAGTCAAGGGGCTTGGTGTCTAGTTTCCCTACCTTGTACGCATCCTCTCTGAGGATAATACGGGTTGCCTTGTGTCCTGTCTCGTTGGCTGCATCAATGGCGATGTCGAGTTCCATTACCCTGCCGCCTCCGTTGTACAGGTCATCCAGCTCACGTCCAGTTAACTTAACCATCTTTCCGGACACTGGATCAAGCACCATCCCGCTACCAATACCAGCTCTATCAAGGATAAGCCCGTGGTACTTAGCTCCATCCCCCATGGGGAGAGCAGACTGGTAGCCCAAGGCTTGCCAGTCACGGTACAGCCTGCGATTGAACAGCTCGTGCATGGTGTCCATGCCCTGCCGTATCGCAATGATACCCTCAACCTGTGCATCTGTGATGCCATCATACTTAGCGTATATCTCAGAGATGTCCGGAGCCCTACCGTGGTCCTTAGCGAACCCCTCGCCCCACTCTGTGACGCTAGCAACGAAGGCTTTGTCTTCCTTACCTAGTTTGTAGTAAGGCTTGAACATCATCTCGAAGTTCTTCTTGATGCTATGCTCACCCATGTACGCCTTAAGGAAGGAGCCGTAGATCTCGTCTCCGAACTTGGCGTTGGGTGCTAAGAGTACACGGGGTACTAGCCCCGTACTCTGGAATGTGTTGGAACCTAGGACTTCTTTGTCCGTAAAGTGCCAGAAGCGTTCCTGATCGTAAGTGAGATAGAAAGTCTCGTCGGCTGTGTCTCCTCCAACAATCCTACCAGCCGTAGCGCTATCCACATCTCCCTTAGTAACTGCGCGGGCAAATGCGTCTGCATCTTCGAAGACAGGTTCGAGGGTGCCGTCTGCTCGTACGCGCTGGATATTAACCTTTCCAAGGTGAGGGTCGATGTCGAGGGCTTCTTCCATTGCGTCTTCAATGTTCTTGTAACCTCCTTCCGCGCTGTCGCCTACGACAACACGCATACGGTACCCTGTGCCGTTCTCTAACATGTCTAGTGTGGACATACGACCGTGTACCACGGCACCATCTGCCATGTCCAGTAAGTCTATGTCCTTATTGATAGCTCTTGTGCGGTCGCTCTTAGTTAAGGCCTGCCCCGTAATGGAGTCAGTACTCTCTATCAGCTCCTCTCGCACGCGCTCGTTGAACTCTACCATCCTCTTAGAGCCATCAGGTAACTCAGTTACATCAATGGCACCCGGACGTGGGAGCATGGCTGGTACAGCCTCGTCTCCACCCAGTCCGAACTGTACACCGAGTTGCTCTCGCTGTACTAACTCGTCTATGTTGGAGGCTACGCGGTGAGCGCCTACTGCACGGGCTGCGTTAGCTGCCTCTACGGAGCTTGACGCCCCTCTCATGACCCTACTTACTCCCTTAACTGCGGCTCTAGCTACGACAGCTGTGAACACTCCCTCTAGGAAGCCCTCAAAGTTGCCCATCCATATGTCACCCTTGTCTCTGACACTGGTACCATCGAAGACGTCCTCAGTGAACAGGGCATCTAGCTGCTCTAGGAGAGCGTACCGCGTTACGAGCTTGTCCCCCTCGTTACTCTCTTTGATCTTCAACAGCCCATCGTTGAGACGCCTATAGAAAGCACTCAGCTCTCCATGGCTCATCGCTGTTATGGTGTCCCGCATCTCCTGTCTGTTCCAACCAAGGGCTGCCCCTGAGAGACCCAGCGTTTCCATGCCTGCTGCTTCCCGTATGATGTTGAGAGTGTGGACACGTATTACTAGGGGGAAGACAGGTGTCATGTCGGTATAGGTTACCTGTGCTAGCGCATCACCTACACCGTGAAACCCGTTCCTTGCCACGATCTCTTGGAAGTCCCATATGTGCTCTCTGCGTGCAGCGGCAGTATACTTGAGCATGGAGTCAACTAGGTCCTGACCGGAGGTCCTACGGTACATCTCGTTGAACTCAGCGATAGGTTTATCCTCTCCGCCTGCATTAAAGAGGAGCATCAACGCATGGACGCGAGGTGTTACCCTACGCAGGTCCATCTTATTTGATTCTGTGGCCAAGGCTTTTATCTTACCAGCTTGGTCTAGTCCCTGATAGTACTCAGAGTCCAGTAGCCCACCGGTAATGATGTCGAAGTCCGTATTGTACAGCACTGTGCGCTCGTACAGCTCGTCCATCACTGTACCACTAGCCATGTTCGCCTCCTTACGTACGTCGTACGAAGAAGTATCCCTAAGGATAATGCTCTCGGAGAGGGCTACGTTCGATGCTCCCGCCTCGGAGGGCTTGTTAGCTTCCGGAGGCGCTTGCTCAAAGAGGAGTTGCTCTTGGGCCTGTCCGAATAGCTGCTCTAGCTGGGCCTCTGCACCGCTAGGGGTACGTGGCGTATCTTCTATGTTCTCCATAGGCAAGTGTTCGCCACTCTCACGCAGGTCAGTAGTGAACTGATCGACAGGCTTACCATCGAAGTGCAAGGGTGGAGTAGGCCTGTGAGTAGTGGCCATTACTTCAGCCCCTTCCATGGTACGTGCCTGTAGGCCTGTCCCACGAGGATCGTTTTGAATCCCTGCTGGACGGTCTCTGGCTAAGGCCAGTTCCTCTGCGCTAGGTTTCTTATCGAACTTCCCCACTATACTCCTCCACCTGCTATGGATGCAGCCTTCCCTACTAGCTCAGTGAACGAGTCACCTAGGGCTTGATTGCTATCTGCCGTATCTTGATTGATCTGTGCTTGGTCGTTGAGCGACTCTATCCGACGGTTAGACTCCCGTACGAACAGGTCATCTGCTACAGCTACATTCTTCTGTGTCTGGAGTGCCGCCTGTGTCCCCATAACAGCGGAACTATCTAGCGACATGCCACCTAGTGCAGCCTGACCGGCCCCACTGATTGCCTCACCTTGTGCGATCCTGAAGTTAGCTAGGAACGCACGACGCCTGTGAAGGCTACGCACCATCGTCTGTTGACGCTGCTCTTGCCTAGCTTTGAATAGTGCGTTTCTAGCACGCTTCCTAAACTTATTAGATTTGTCTAGTCCAAAGAATGAACCACCTGCAACAGCCATTACTTACCTCTTGATACTTTGTAGTTTGTAGTGAAACCTAGGATGTGACTATCTTTAGTTGCAGCCCCATCGAATCGTAGTTGTAAGACTCTACCTCGTCCACGGATCTTGTTACGTGTGGTGACGACTGGGTAACCGCTAACATCGTCAGCAGCCGAAGGTACGAATGCCCTCGTGTGGCGATAGGTTTCGTTTTGTGAACCGATTTTACCCGAGATATCATCATCCGTCCAATCCCAATACGCCGTAAGAAGGTTCGAGGATTCGTTAACTCCGTCCCATCCGTCTCCGGCCGCAATGTATCCAGTCTCGGTACGCTTAGCGAACACCGTAATGACTGGTGCTTGCCGTCTTCGTTGAAAGTCTCCAAGGTTATCCCATCCTGTTACAACATAGGGCAACGGAGACTCCGCTCCATTGAAGTCTATGTAGTCTGTTTGATTAAGGTCACAAGTGACCAGTGAATTAGTTGACTGCGCTGTCCATTTGATCTTCTTGTTGTTTGCTGCGCTGTCTGAGTCAGTGATGCTGAATGCACCAAGGAGCCCAGTCGCAGCGGTAGTATTGAACACGTACTTGTAGTACGCCCCTACCCTAAGGTCCAGCACGAGTGTGTTGGCGTAGTGGTTGGTGTTGTCTCCGCTGTCTCCGTAAAGGAAGTACACACGGTTAAGTGCCGAGTCATGTACAGTCTGTACTGTTGACTGGTTAGCTTCAGGGATCGCGTTCCATAGTGTCAGCACCAACTGGTCACTCAGGCTCGACTCTTCGATGACCCTCGTGTACTTGTTAGGTGCAAGGACATGGATGCCCCGAGGGCCTGTGTATATAGACCTATTGCCAATAACAATAGGTGATCTTCCCGACGAACACTCTGCTTCAGTGATCTTCCGGACACTGTACTGACTAGCAGTGAAGAGTCCACGACGTCCACCTCCTATCTCCCAGATACCACGATCTGAGTATATGATTAGTGCATCCTTCAGTGTTAACATCCTCTGGACGTTACCTAGATTAGGGATCACTACGGTGCCACCGTCCGAGGATGATAGCATGTTGAATTCTGGGTTGGTTGGGTCAGCCTCTTGATGACAGGCGCTAAACCCTGCTGGCTTCTGGGCAATCTTCGAGAAGAAGACTGTGTCAGCCCACTCCCCGTCTTGAATGCCAGCAAACCAAGCTCTACCTGCAAAGTACGCACAAGCTGTGGGTCCTGCTGATAGCGCCTTACCGTCGCTCTTAGGCAGCGACACATTACCGTTGATCTGTCCTGTCTTAGTGACTGTGCCCCACTCCAAATCAGTACCCGGATATGCTGGATACGTTATGGTGAATGTAGTAGTGTCAGAGACAGTGATCTCATGGTAACCATTGAGATTCGACAGTGTGACTGGTTGGATGATGAAGTAGTCTAGTCCGATCTGAGTGCCTGACATGGTAACGAAGTCACCCGTATCCCTACCATGCACGGCTTCTGTAACTATGGTGATGACAGAGCCAGTCTGGTACGTACCAGAGCTAACAGTAATCGAATCAATCAGGACCTCATCTCCCTCGTTGGTAGTGCTACCTGAATAGCGCGTATCCAACGGATCAAGTAGCAAGGCACCCTGTGGTGCACTTGACTGCCCGAACCTCTCACCTACTAGCTTAGCTGAGTCAAACTCCTGTATACCATCTAGGTCAGAGTACCCTACATCAGTGATGCGACGGTAGCCCTTGTACCATATCATAGCCTTACTAGGATAGTTACCCTGCACGTCGAAGTACGATGGTGAACTGCCGCTCTCAATATCAAACTCGATCCAACCACGGTTACGTAGATTGTATCTATGGTCATCATCAATGACAGACGGTGTTGACTGAAAAGGCAACCCGTCATCGATACCATCGAAGTCTCTGACTTGGATGCTAATGGGATGGTAGGTGAATTCGTTAGTGGTAAGATTGTAGGAGACGTAGAAAGGCCTGAGATACTGTTGTGTTACCAGTAGTACTCCCCGTCCCTGTGCAAACTGACATACTCCAGTGGCTATGGTAGCCTGTGGATTGGTAACAATGTCTACTGCGAATTGGTCAAGGATAGTTACCTGAGGGTTATACGTAGTACTCAGAGTCTCACTGTCATCTGTGAACTGTAACGTAGCTCCTATCTGATGAACGATGAAGTTCTTAGTAGGGTCACCGCCGACGCCTCGCCACTTATATGTGGTGTAGGCGTCAGAGGTTCCGATAGTCAGTCCAGTTGCATGAGAAGCCCCACCGCTTTCTTGGGCCAATCCCTTCCTACGACGGCGTGATCCATCGACTAGCAACTCGTAGTTGCGTTCATCGACAGAGTACCCATCAGGGAAACTGATCTCTCCGGACTCAGTGTTGAGTCCTTTGTTCAGTTGAAAGTGGTTCTTGGCTTTCTGTGCTTCAGGCATTACTTACTCTTGTTTTGCTTTGGCTTTTTTCCGCCGGGTGGGTTTACTGTCCTTATTTGCTTTGGTGCTGCTCCCTTTTCTGGCAGCGGGAGCTTCTTCTTTGGGAATCTCACTGGGGGTATCGGTACTGGTATCGTCGCCATTGTCTAGTCCTAGTTCCTGTTTGATTTCATCGGAGAGGGCATCTAAGCTCTCTTCGGGGGTTATCTTCTTGGCTTCCTCAACGTCGTGTAGTACCTTGTGAGCTGCCAAGCGAGCCTTGTTAGCTCGAATGTCGCTCTTGTCCCACTCGCGGTTAAGCCATGCGGTTATCTTGTCTTTTAGGACAGTTGGACTTGTCCATTGTCCTTGAAAGTACTTGGGGATCTGTGCATCTAGCCTATCCGGATCCGGTCGTGCGTGTACGAGAGCAGACTCCCTGTTGCCTTTGATTACCCACTTCTTACCCGTAGGGTCTATACGGTTTTCGAGAGCGGTGTGGCGCTCTAGGTTGAATACTTCGTTCATAGTTGGTCTCCTATGCTTTGCGTCCGTAGTTAGGGCCGCTTCGTTCCTGTTGCTGTTTCTTAGTGATGTACTTCTTACGTTGTGACCGGACTTCTGAGTTGCGTTGACGCTTGTCAACCTCCTTGGTCACACCGTCCTTGTATACATCAAAGTAAAAGGCCCGTGCCCTGTTCTTTAGCAAGACCATCAGGTTCTCCGGAAGGTCCGGTATTGCTGCGTCTGTTAAGGCTAGGGTGGGTCGTTGTACTCCCTTAGCTAGCGACTTGCTAGCTTGGAGATTAGTCTCAAGATCGGTATCATAAGAGTCGAAGTAGATAACGTCGTACCCTTCCAGTATGGTCCAGTATGTAGGAGCACTACCGTTCTTAAAGTTAAGTGTATGCCCGCTCTCTGTCATTGTCAACGTTTCTACGTCACTGTCAGAGGAGTTAAGGGACATGCTCATATTAAGGAACCGCTCTGGCTCCATGAAATTTAGTGGTATGAATCTAGCGTCGTCTCCTGCTAGGAGGCGAGTGTCGTACCATACAGTCTCGATACTGTGGAACCCTTCGGGCCTATCCATGCGCACCGGAGTGTTCGTATCAGTAGCAGTTAACTGCGAGAGGGTCTCATTAGTCTTGAGATCGAACTCATCTACAATTATTGCGAACTCAGATAGTACTACATTAGCACACTGAAGGGACTCGATAGTAGCCGAGACCGAGTCAACCTCGTCCCCGTCCGCGTCGGATAGGATGCCTTGTACTAGTTCAAGTAATGTGCTTTTAGCCATTTATATTCTCTTATAGGTAGTCCCCCCCGAAGGGGGGATACCGTGTTAGTCAGCAATCAAGCCGTGAAGTCTGAGTACTGCAAGGATCGCATTGATCTTCGCAGCATTCGTCGCATACGCATTAGCCATTGTGGCTTCTACGTACGAGCCAGTAATTTCTACTAGTGCGTCACTAGCTGTACCAAGGGTGCCATCTGTAATATCTACGATAGCAGCCGCTTGGTCACCGATCTGTGGAAGACCGCCAGTGTCAGCGAGTTTGCTTTTACCTTTTGCTGGTTGAGTCATGGTCTACTCTCCTAGTTAGCTAGCGTACGACCTTGAGCACCGTGTGGAACGAGTACTTCAAGGGTCAGGACACCAGCACCTGCTGTGAACGCGCTTTGTTCAAAGCCGAAGACTACGACTACATCCGAGTCGGACGTAGCACCACAACCAGTGACTCCGCCTACGTAGGCACCGTCACAGATGACTATGTCACCAACGCCGTCAAGGGCTGTAGTAGCGATGTCAGCGTCAATGCCAGCGGCAAGATCGTCACCAGACGAGGAACCATCCCCACCTGCTGCGTACGTACCAATGTCAAGCGTTGAGGCATCACCTGTAGTGAACACCGTTGTTACAACAAACGTAGCCCGCTGGATAGCAGACCCACGAGGGATTATAACAGACTGCGGAGGCATAGAAGCGACCGTAATAGCATCAGTGTCTTCAAGAGCAGTAGCATCAGGAAGTTCAATAACGATTGTTTTCAACGTACCGCTATCTCCTGTTACTGCCGCAACATTGTTGTCAGCACTATGTGTACCATAACCTACGACCAGTCCATCAAAGGTGTGTGTATTTGCTCTAGGCATAATCAGTCACCCTATACTTGGTCATTGTCGCTAAGGATCACGACAAGGTTTTCAGGACGGTAAACTTTCAAACCATAACGAGCGGTCGTGACATACTCTTCACGCTGCTGCTTATAGTTGTATCCACCATCTACTTTAGGCATCTGCCTCATTGCGCCCATGAATGGGAGCAAGTCAGGAGAAGCCGCACTGAAGAAGGTATTGCACTTCCCAGCAGCAGTGGTGAGTCCACCAACTGTTTCGGCTCCAGCGCCATCAGCTCCGGCACCAGCAAGGTAGTTCGAAACGAATACGTCAAAGCCAAAGATGTTCTTAACGAACGTCATGCCATTGCCGATACCCGATTCTACGATACCTTCCCATCGAGGGTTGTTCGAGACGTTGACGATGTTCGTCAGCGTGTTGATCTCGTACTCAACCGATGGGTCAACGATAGCGATTAGTTGAGACTGCGGTACGTTAGCTTTCTTAAGCGCGTACAGAGCCTTAGCAAAATCTGCTACAGCCATTGTTTCATCCGTACCAGTTGCTACGAAGCGATGCTCCGCGCCATTGATACTATTTACGTTAGTCACGGTCTGACCGCCAGATGCTCCACCCATACTAAGGGCTAGGACATCCGTCTCGATCTTCTCAGCCAAAGCGCGTGCTTGCGAAGGCAAGAACTTAGCTTCGAGCTGCTGAGAGTAAAAGAGATCCTGACGTGCTTTCTCTGTGATATAGTGACCTGAACTCAGGTACTCAGTGATTGTGAAGGTGAACTCACCCGTGTCAAGTGCGTCAAATACCACGTCGGTATCTTCCGTATAGTCACGAACTGTAGATTCGCCAATGGACGGGATCGTGAACTGGTCACCATCCGGGAACTCACTCAGCCAGTTTACCCAGCCTTGTGCGCTCAAGTCGTCTTCGAGAATCTCTTTGAGTTGCGTACTCCAAACCTCTGAGCGAGTAAGAACAGCACTATTTCCTGTCGTCATAGACATTGTATTGTTTCCTCGTTAAGAGAGTTAGTTGTTGAAACGCTCTCCCAAACCGTTCATACTCTTAACAAGTTCCCCTTGGATCAAGGGACTGTTAATGTATTTAGCAACGCCCACTTCCTTGCGTTTAGCATCGAACCAAGCCTTCGTCTTGAAACCATCGGTCTCTAGGACTGGGCCTGTACTGTTCAGTGCATCCGTGCTTTGATTGGGCAACTGCTGTAGTGAACCGTTTGAGCTAGCAGTACTATCGCCAACACCTACCAATGTAGCAAACGCATCTGGGCTCGATTCGCTCAGCTCGGCCAGTGCTTGGACACTCATGCCCATAGCCTGTGCTCGTTCTGCCACGAGAATGCGGGCGGCTTCAACGTTGCCTTCCACTTTCCCGAGTACTAGCGCGTTCCCGCGTGCTCGATTAGCTGCCTTGGTTTCAGCAGACTTCTCGTCTTGATAGATATCCTTTACGATATCAGTCAGTTCTTCCTGTGACATGGTCTTATCTCCTTCAGAACCTTCGTCTTTCTTTCCCGCTTGGGCTTTAACAGCATCTAGAAGTTCCTTTACCTGTGCCTGTTTATCATCATCAGATATGTTACGGGCCAGTTGTTCCTTCAGGGATGCGTTCTCCTGTTCGATAGTAACGATATGTGCATCGCTCTGTGCCTTTCCTTTGGCCAACGCTTCCACGTCGTCGAACTTTTTGCCTTCGCCTACGAGTGTCTCTAGGACACTCTCGCTGGTTTGGTCGCCAGCAAATACATCATCGGCCATGGTCGGCCTCCTTTATAGTTTAATCAAACGTTTGATTTCTCCCAGTGCCTTGCGGCGGGAGACCCCAGCTACAGCTTCTAACTGCCAGTTGGGTTTCGTGAAGTCCTCGTCGGCACGATCCGACTCATCGATAAGGTCATCGATTATTCTATCCAGCCTACGCTGGAATAGTGTTGAATTCTTGAGAGCCTTCTTGCTCTCTTCTCTAAGCTCGCCCTCGGGGACAGACTTGTCTGCGCGGGCTTGTTCTCTGTCTTCTTTGAACCATCTACTGTCCATTAGTTACGTCTCCCCTGCTGTACTAAGATTATGTCAAAGCCACCGTGTACGTGACCGGGTTCTTCGAAACAGAACGCGTTGAGTCTTAGGTCTGTCTTCGGAGGGAACGAGTAGTACGGCTTGAAGAAGTGCTGGAAGCCGGGGCCTCTTAGCGGGACTGCTTGCTCGTGCTTGATCTGCCATTCATGGAAGACATTACCGGAAAGCCCACCGTTTGCCCTTGCGTACAGGTGGAACTCTGTGTACGACGGTGCCTTGCTATTGGTTGCGTCACTTACAACTGACCCGTAGTAGCTGACAATGTATCCGACGTGGTCAGCTGGTATTGTGTACTGCGCCATCATGGTCTGGTTGTGTCCGACCTCAAGGCGTGCGTACTCTTCATCGTCCAGTGCATTGTGGATTGATACCACCTGATCAATTATCACAGGGGAACCTACGGTAGCTCTGAAGACACGAATGAGTGGTGTACCTAGTGCTACAGGTGTGGATGTGTCAGTGCCATCAAGCAGTACGAACTGACGTTTGAGTTCCCAGTCAGCGTCCAGTCCCTCGATATTGATCCGACCACTAATCATTGCTTCTTGATGTGCTTCCTGATTGACATGCGTGATTGTTGCCGTCGTCGGGTAGGGATACGGTGTGCTGCCTGTCCAGATGTCCTCGGCTGTGCCAGCACCAACGTCCTCGTTCTCTCCGAACTTATTGACGTGGCTGATTCCATCAAATACCCCCATTGGGATTAGCAGGTTGTGATCCGTCAGAGGGAATCCGTTAGGATCAATAGGACTAGTTGACACTAGATGTCTCCCTCTGCTGCGATGTCATCAGACATCTGACGGTTGGCTATCTCATTCATGTTCTGGTCCTGAGACATGGCTGTCTTGCTCTGAGTCTCTTGCATCTCTGCTACTCTGATGTTTGGAGAGACAAGCTCGAACTCTTGGAGTCCAAGGTTCTCTTCCAGCAGTTCAGCAATCTTCAGGCCACTGATGTGAGCCTGTACCGCTGGATCCGAGTAGGCTCCGGAGTTAACCATGCCTATTAGGTTCTGTGTGATCTGGGCTTCCTTAGCGAAGTGTCTTGCACCTACTGGGTAGAGTTTACCCTTGTTGTTCAGCACCTCGGGTGTGATATTCAAGAACTGTTCGATAGCGAAGTCATCACCTAGGACCTTGATGGTCTCTACGGTGTTAACATTCCTACGAGCAGCCTCTAGCATCTGATTAAGGAGGGGCTCAATGAAGTGCTCTTCAAACCAAGTAATCTTGCTTTGGAAGAGTCTTCCAGCAGCGTTCTGTAGACTAGAGACTTCGAATGCTGTCTTCTCACCCGGCGTTCGGATACCCATCGCTTCGCGTGGGGCTCCTACCAGTTGCTCCATATCTTGCATGAGCTTATCTTTCTGGAACTCAGCGTTGAGAGCTGTGGCGTCAGGCTTAAGAACCTTAACGTCCGAGTCAACATCTCCAAAGATGCGCTCTCCCGGTCCCCAGTCCCAATCCTCTACCTGACCCTTCTGGTATACCACCGGATGGGCTATTTGATCAAACACGTCGGCCTTGAGATTCTCTAGATGGTCCAGTCGATATTGCATCCCAACGAGATTATCCAAGGGGCCCATGGCCATGAGGTTGTCTGGACGTAACCGCCAACCAACGTGCTCTTTGTTTGTTTTGCCTAGCCATGACTCCATGGGGGCATCGTGTACTACGACACGGCGATCCATTACGATTACTCGTCTGTTTGTTTGCACCTCTTGCGTGGTACGGTCGAAGGTGTCTCCTTCGAACTCGAGTAGCTCGACCATGTCGGAGGAATAGTAAGTAGATAAGCTGCCGAATCCATCAATTCCGATTCCTTCCGACTTGTCAAGATCTGAGTCACCATATCCGTTGAGATGGCTTCGTACTCGGCCCGTGTCGGCCACCGCGCTATTAACCCAGTCGAAAGCAGGGTCTGTTTCGCCTGCGGAGAGTAGCGAGCCCATCGAGACAATAGTTCGTGTGATTTTTGCTGCGTGCTCGAACGAGTTTGAACTGATATCGAAATAGATATCGAAGGGGCTGATGCGATGTAGTTTTGGCCCTTGGAACTTGTTAAGTGGTAGCCCATCCGCTGTCTTGTGGCTCTCAACCTCGTACGTGACCTCTCCGAACGCATTACCATAGTCGATGTAATCATAGAGTGCTTCACTTACTGCCCGTTTGAATCCGGACTCTCTGATCTTCTGTTTCATGTACGCCTCGATAAGGCGTGCATTATCACGTACCGCTGCCTCCCTAGAGGCTGATTCCCATTTGAACCAGTTGTCATTCGGGAACAGAGCGGCCATGTAGTTAGCGTGGAGGTTGTCCCTGATCTGACAGATCTTAGGGGTGCTCGTCTTGTTCTTCCACGGCAGAGCAGCGTTGCTGGTCTGTGTAGTATCGGTCTGGAAGACAAAGTTCCGGAGTTCTTTCATATCCTCCGTCCACTGATTCCTGTCACCGCGCCAGCTAACATACTTGTTAACTATGAACGAAGCCATTGCTGATGGCTGGAGAAGTCCGTTAATCTCCTGAACTTTCTTAGATATTCTAGCCACAGGCTACGCCTCCAAAGCGAGTGTTAGTAATAACATTACTTCTCTGTCTCATTTTCCCTCTGTCCACAGGAATACGTATGATTCCCATTGCCGAATGTAAGGCATCCTTGATGTCGTCGAATGCTGGGTTGTGTTGTATAAGTTCCTGTTCAAGATCCTCACACAGGCCCCCGTAGTAGTGCCAGATGCTATGGTTCTCATAGCGTGGCTTTAATTCGTTGAGGATTCTCTCCTCTTTGGTGCCCATGGTACGTGTCGGGCGGAAGTCGTCTACAGAGAGGAGAAGTCCGTCTGTTCTAATTTCATCTCTGATTCTCTCAGCAATAACGGCTTGTGCAGCGGTAACTTCTGCTCGTAGCTTCTTAAATCCCCACTTGAGGTGTGCTTCTCGCACGAGCGTGTAGTATCTGGCGACCTTGTTCGTGCGTTCACGCTTAATGTCAAGGACATAGATGTTACCGTCGGAATCAACTCCCACGACGACGAGAACTGTATAGTCTGCTGTTGAGCGCAAGCTGAACGCAAAGTCAATAGCTGCAAATACTGACAGAGGTCTGCCATTATAGGTCCACTTGCCGTTGAGCTTTCCGACCATTTCCCTATTGTAATACTGGAAGTATTCGTGATCAATCGCTTCGTCTCCGGGGTCGTTCGGATTGTTGTAGTACTGTGCGTGGTACTGCGTCTTGTCGAGGTACTTAGCACGCTTCATGGCTAGGATGGTGGGGTTGAACCCGAACCACTTGCCATCTCCGCGCTGCTGTCGAGGCCACAGGAACTCTCCTGAGCCATCTCCCATATCCTCTACTTCCTTTTGCCACACCTCATAGACAGGTGCAGTGTCAGTGACTTCTCCTTGCTCGTTGACAATGTCGACGGTTGCTGTGTTAAGAGTGCCGTATAGATCTTTAGGATGGTATCTCGTTCCAACAATCCACTCACGGGCGTCAGTCGTTTCAATAGAGGCGAGGAGGCTATACTGAGACTCGACCTTCTTCCTTCCTTCATTGGTGTACGCATTCTCGTTGATGACTATGTCATCTAGCACAGCAATGTTACAGTGGAGCCCCGTGATCTGTGTTGTGAGGCCAGCTGTAAAGATAGTACTATCTCGTACCCCTTCAGCTTTCCGTTTCGGATGGTCAACCATGATCTCCGAGTTTGTCCACTTCTCACGCTTGCCCTCATCTGGATGGGTCATCGTAGGCCAGAACGATCTGTACTTGGGATGATCCAATATGTCTTTGATGAACTTGAGCTGCTTCTCAGCTAACCCTGAGGTGGCTGAGATATACAATACTGTTACTGATGGGTCTCGTGTAATCTCCCACGCTACCCTGTATGCTACCATCGTAGACTTCTGATGATCCCGTGGGACCAGAGCCATCTGATGGTCTTTAGCTTCGTCTCTGCACCACCACTTAATTAGTTCCTCGTGGCATTTGCCTAGGACTCTGTGTGGTGCTATCAGCTTGATGAATGTAAGGAGATCATCTTCAGCTGCTTGCCTGATGTCGTCCTTAGTAACTCGTGCCATTAAATCTGAGCACCAGCCATGTGAGTCCACTTGTAGATCTTAGGCACGGCGTACTTATGATCCCCTATAAGCATGTACGAACCATCTGGAGCCACATATTCGAGGCCTATGGGATTGACTTTGTAAATGCGCAGAGGGTCTGCTTTCCACGTTACTGTGGAGAAGTCACCCGGAGTACTCATGACTCCTACGACAACATAGGCAAGGTTACCTATGTAGATGTTGGTCTCTGTGCTATCGACCCAAACTGCGTTTTCATTGGCCTGAGCACTCCTCAGGGGACCAGTAACATTTTGAGATACCCTAGTACCCAAGCTATCCAAGTCGTACGCAGCACCTGTCAACGCTGTTCTAGTCACGGTAGCTTGACTCGACGGATTGCCGCAAGCATAGAAAGCTGTACCATCTGAGTTCCATGCGCACCCTGCATTATTACCGCCAGTTACTCCTAGCTGGTCCTCCCTCGCATTGGAGTGTAGGGTCGGTGTAGCTTCCATCACGTAAGGGGTGCTTAGTGTATACTGGTTGAAGGTATCAGTTGCTAGCTCGTGTACTGTGTAGGTGCCACCAGCTGCGCCCCACACGGCGTGTGCCGGGTTAACGGTCGTGTCTGAGGCCCCTGTCTCTACTGCTGTAGAGAAGTCAAAGGGCGTACTAAGTAGATACGAATACGTTTCATCGTCTGCGAGGTTGCTGAGCAACAGCCTAGTGCCGGTACTGTCGAAGTCGAAGCCGGTGATCTGATCCGCTGTGGTGAAGGGGACCAGCAGTGCGGCTAGGTTTGGAGAGCCACCGTCTGTCCATGTCTCCTCCAAGTAGTAGCAGTCCATCGGAGCGCCCAGTTCCACCGCTTCTCCTCCGTAGAGAGGGGCAGTGGGTGGTGTAAAGCCTGTGGTGTAGAGGGCTGTGCCTACAATCATACGTAAGCTGTCTATGTAACCGTCGAGGACGGTAGCGTCCTGCGGGTCACTGCCTACGCGGATCGGTACTCCTGCTGCACCTAGCCCCAAGTTCTTGACGGTCGTGCTGAAGATCTCCACCCCAGCGATGAACCCTCTAAGGGTTGTTCCGGACTTGGTGAATGCTATATGATTCCATGTGAGGTTGGGGGCCTCTCCGGTGAGGAGGGTGTGTGTAACGTCCACGTCGATATCGCTGTTGTTTGCTTCGTAGATGACGGCTTTCAGCCCGCCGTACGAGCCCGTGTTATCTATCCCGAGAATGAAAGCACCGGGAAGAGCCAATATGGGTATGTTATCAGCACCGTGGTTAGCGGCATATACCCAGCCTTCGACAGTCCAATCTGCTCCAGCCGGGATATCGAAGTCGGTGGATGCGGGGTAGGTCAGGTATCCGTTGGTGAGTCCCACTAGAGAGGAGTTACCGTGCTTGCGCTTGGAGGTCTCAAGAGCCACAGTACCTGAGAAGGTCGCTGTCCGCTCTCCGGAGTCCTGTGATACGTGGGATGTTTGCCCGTCCGCTCCGTTGAAGGAAGTTCTGAACTTAACCTCTGAGGCTTTGATAAGAGAGCCGCCGGGAAATGCATTCGCATTGCTGGGGTTATTACGAAAGGCCTTCGAGTAGTAATGGGACATGCCTTGCCCTACGTGCCCTTGGTGGCCACGTCCTCCTGCTGCGGGGTTACCGGGTCTGGCGTTAGCGTCTCCTGCTACTAGGTCGATGATGTAGCGTTTCCACAAGTCATCAATGGAGTAGTTATTAACATCAAGCGACAGTATGTTTGCTAGTGCCAACTTGAAGTCGTCGGGTAGAGAGCCGGTCCTATCAGCAGCGTCCACCTGACCCTCAATGAAGGTAGTCGTGGCTTGGCTCTGAATAGGTGGGTAGGTGATCTCTGTTACTTGTGTTGCCATTATGCTAAGCCTAGCCTCGCTATATCTTCGTTAAGTTCTGCTGTTTCGCTCTTGAGTTTGTCAAGGTGTTGCGCCTTTTCAGCCTTAGATGGACGGCCCCTCTTCGCAATGGTCTTGTCTCCGTATCTGTCCGCGAGCCACTTAGTAGCTTGAACAGATTGAGCAGACCCTTTGTCTTGGGTGGCAACGCCTTGCATTTCATAGTATCTGTCACTCTCTAGTCGGACCTTAAGCTCCTCTCGCCAGCCTATGAGCTGATCCCCGAACCACTTAGAACGGGTGAGGGCTTGCCAGTGGTCCCAAGAGCCAAACATACGGATGGCTACCTGATATTCTGTGGGGTCTGCTATCTCCATGTACTTGAGGTAGAGACTGATGTATGTCTTGCCGTCTTTGACGTGGTCGTACTTCTTAAGGGTAAACTTGGCCGGATACGACTCATGCGGATGTTCGCAGAAGAGGGACTGGGTCCGGAACCGGCCCTGAGCGTCCTTGAATGAGTCGAAGATCTCGGGGCCAAGCTCCCCAGTAAGATTAGCCCCTACGGGGCTATCGGTGTATATCACATCACCGGGCTTGTGCATACCAATTGATTTAATCTTGTTCGAAGACTCTGTAATCGCCACTAAGTGAGGTCCTTCATGATGTCAGCACGGGTCCGGCCTGCGGTCGGCTTGTGAGAACCTGCGTTCTTCTTGCCTTGACGGGTCCCTTTGCGGATCTTCTTGTTAACACTCTTGTCCCTTGAGAGCCGTAGCTTCTCTAAGAGGTCTGTAAGTGCTCCTGCTCCAAATGCTGCCATGATATCCTCGTTTGGTCTCTAATGATGGATTCGAACCACCGACAACCCGGCTCCAAACCGGGGGCTCTGGCCAGACTGAGCTAATCAGAGTTAAATAGGTACGAGGGCACAAGTACGCCCTCGTGGTTAGTCCATAGCACGCTTCAACGTGGTAGACTTCAGTATTCTATCCAGTAGTCCCGCAAAACACTTTTACAAGTGTTCCGCATTAAATCTGATCTGATATCAAACGGTGTAACCCGCGCATGGTCTTTGTGACTGTGATCGTAGTGGTACGTGGGAACCCCTTCCTGTTTGTACGCCATCGCGCACATAATCCAGTTTTCATTGTCAATTCCGGCTCTCCAAAGCCGTTCTGAATCTGATAAGGTTGTGCAACCCCCTAGGGTGAAACAACCGACTACTATTGATAATATAAGGGTTTTAGGAGCTTTCAATTGGGGTTTACCATCTGTAAGATAAGTCTCCGTGTAACCTTTCGTACGTTTTCTCCTTCCTCAGGTAGTTAGACAGTATAGAATCGAAATAGTTCAACTTATTTTCATCTTTCTTTGGGGGTTTTTAGTTAACTCTTTAATAAACAAAGTTATTTAGTTTTGTGTCTTATGTTCTGAGCACTCCGAAGGAGTCTCTATACATACTCTCTGAGTATGAGAGCATTTCTAAAGGAACTCACCAGTTCCTGATGATTTCTATGAGTAGTTTTTTACCTCGCTTTCCACGGAGTGGAAGGCCCCCTAGTCCCCTCCCCGACCCCTACATCGAAGATGTAGACTATGTCCAATGAATTGCATTATGTCAAGCGGATCGAGAGTTATGTAACACGAAGTGTTACCATAACTTCACACACACACGTAATATGTTAACTAACATATTCAATTCGTTGACAATTGCACACGTTTGCATTAAATAATTTAGGTTACTACGTAACCTACTCTGAGGTCATGTATGTGCGCGGTAGTTACCGCGTCACGTTACGCATGTGTATGGCGGTAGCTCTGCTACCGATGGAGGCTGGAGACTTAGGAGAAAGAGCCCCTTCCCTTACGAAGTAAGGAAGGGGCCTTTCCCCTTACCAAGTGGAGAAACGACGATGAATCAGATTGACTTGCAACGTATCACCAAAGGTGATACACTTCTTGGCCTGTCTCCTTCGGAGATTGAGCACATTGATCTCATCAGAGATGAGATGGACCCAGTTTGGGTCAACCATCAGGGTTCCCCTGAGATGGACTTGAACAACTGCTTTGGCAGTTGTTAGGAGAGCAACATGAATAGCAAAGCTATTTGCCATTGCAGCGAAGACCGCTGCCCTTGTGACCCCATCGTCGAAGACGACGATGTGGTAACCTACGACAACCTGATCGAAGATCAGGTTGAGGCTGTTGAGGAGATGCTAGATGAGTAGCGTAGCTACTGTACAGGACTCTTTGAGTCCTGAGATCCTAGCCCAGATAGCACAGTCCTTTGGACTGGACTTGACGGAAGAAGACTACATGACCGGGGAGTTCCTCCCCGATGAGTGGCTTCAACAAGCCGTAGGCTTGGTGACTGGAGAGCACCTCTGGCACACCATGTGGCTCTTCGGCATCGTCCTTGACGATGACGGGGACTACTACGTACCATCGGACCACCTCATAGAGGTGGAACTGATCGAGTTAAACGGCCCTAACAGGGCCAAGGAGCTTCAAGCATGAGCATCAGACGGATACACATGACCGTCAATGTCGAAGACATTGTCGATAGCGGTACTGGCATAGCCAGTGATTGCGGTGCAACAGACGAAGTCGTATCGAAGATACGAGCCTTCGTTAATGACAACATGTTCAGTGACTACGTCACTGTTGAGGTAACTGAGATCTCCATCTCTGATGGAGATGACTGGAGGGTAGCAACATGAGGCAATATCACGGATACTGTCGAAGACAGACAGGTAGCATCGGGTCCGATCTCTTTGAGATCGGTTGTGCTTTCGGACTCACCATCCTAATAGGATGGGCAATGGTAGCCACCATAGGTGGCTTGTCATGACGCCGGGCATCATGCTCCTGCTTATCATCATAGTAGCTTCGCTACTAGATGAGGCATGGAAGTGAACAGCGCCTCCCTCTCTCCTTTAGGAGAGAGGGAGAAAGTGTGGCAAGAAACCAACAACCGAAGGTTGTTGTCCCTCTCTCTTTACGTCCTGAACGAAGTGAAGGACGGAAAGAGAGAGAGACCAACCCCAACTGAATGCTGCAAATGGCAGCGAAGGAGATAGAAATGGGTGAACGAGTAAGCAACAAGGCTATCTTGGATAGCCTCGAATCCGGCTTTGACCGGTTGATCAACGCATTGACAGCCAATGCCATTGCTCCAGTAGCTAACGCTATTGCCCCGACCGAGGTAGCTAAGGCTCCGCCGGTTGACCCGACGTACTTGGCACACATGACAGCTAAAGCTGCCGAACATGCCACGAACAAGGGTGAAGAAGTCGTCTTGTATACAAGACGTAACAAAGCAGGTGAGGCTAAGCTAGCTTATGCACTGCGTAGTAGGTATGACGCCGTGGTTGCCAAGCAACCCAGCTGTACCGGTGCCATTGGCACCTTCCAAGCCTAGCTTGGAGTCACCATCAAGGGCACCCTTTGGGGTGTCCTTTTTTGGTGATCATCGTCACCTCTCCAAGCTCATGCGTTATAGACCCCACGCATATATGAGCCAGTCGTCCTGTTACCACGCCTAGAACGTGGGCTACAGGGCGCGCCTTTAACAGGGGCTTGAATCCACGGCAATAAGCACCCATTCCGGCGTACTAGTCATGCGGTATACGGCAACGCACTCTGCCCTATTGATTCAATGCCCCTTATTATTCCATCAACAGAACGTGAGGTAATACCATGAACCAGAAGCAAGGCGCACTAGGTGCGTTCAAGGACCGTTGGTCCCGTCATACTGTGGCTGTGCCTAAGGTCACACGTACCATTGACTCCTTCATGAGGACGATGGTGGTAGACGCTGACATGCGCAAGGTCAAGGCAGTTAGACGCATAGAACGTGAGGAAATGGTACACATGCACGATGTATACCGTCAGAAGGTGGACGGCAAGGTACTCAAGACACTATGGCACCGTGGTGCTAACGTGGGTGTAGTATGAACACACGACAAGCACTGATCAAGGCACGCGAGGTTGCCGAGGTAAACCTCAAGGAGAGTCAGACACCACCGCGTGCTGACGTTGAGCAGTTGGTCGATGGCTACGTACCACAGCATGTGATCAACGTGCTCAACAATCTCATATTGATGTGCCCGGAGGACGGAGCATGAAGATCACAGTACGAGGGCGTACTATCAGAACGTATGCTAAGAACGGCAACAAGCACCAGTACATGCGCTTGTATGAGAACCTGTCTGATGACAGGCTGGATGAACTAGAGCAGGAGTCACTGCATTATGAGCAAGCCACAAAGACACTACAAACCAACGCTGATAGCCAAGGCTGAGTTCGCTAACGGTGAGGCATATCAGATAGATCAGGTCAAGGCAAGCGGAGCTTGTCGTGTCACTGACCTCACCACCAAGGCTGTATCTTATGCACACAGTGTGCCCAATGCTTGGAAGAGTGTCATGTTTAAGGCACGCCTTGATGAGCGTACTAACAACACCACTAGATGGAGAGGATAACATGCATAACTGGCGCGATCATTCGGGTAGCTGGCCTAAGTACAATGCCCCGCCAACCCACGACTATCGTTCGCTGATGAACACATCGACGATATCAATGTACGAAGCAGAGAAGAGGAGAGCAGAGGTGCATGAGAGAGACAGGTTAAACAAACGGATACGTGACCTTGAGGCAGCACAACCTAAGCCTGACCCTATCACGGTAGTAAGTGAGAAGGTAGAGAGCTTCGAGGTTAAGCGACGTTGGCATGGATGGACACTAGAACTTAATGTCTGTCAGACCATGAGTGAGGGGCGTGACCAGCACACCGGGCGCACTGCTTGCTTCCATACTAAGGCAGCACTGCTCAAGTTCCTTGAGTCTGACCTGTAATGGACTACAAGTACACCGGACCAGCACCAGTGAGTGTCCGTGATAAGGTAACACTGATACTGGATGATGACACTGAGTGTACCGCTACGGTACGTGTAGTGTTAGCAACTCAGTTCCTATCGTATGTCCCCAAGCAAGGGGATGTGTTCCGCTTGTATAAAGACAAGGGTGTAACATGGAAACAAATCAACGACAAGTAGAACGTGTGTCATGCTGGCACCACAACGTGGTCGTACTAGAGAGCTATGAGGCTACCCCTCTGCATCCAGTGTATGCTCACCACCATGTGGTGTCCATGTTTACACCTACTGTCGTGCCACTCACCCTAGTAGAGGACTGACCAATGGATACTGATGACAAGCTACGTCGTGCTCTTATTAAGGACGACATCAAGCACCGTATCAAGGGACGTACTGGGCCTAGCCCTACCATCCTACGTAAGGGTGGTCCGATGAAGGACAAGACTAAATACACACGGAAGGAGAAGCACAGTGTACGTGATACGTAACGATCTACGTAAGGCATACAAGACCTTCGATGGATGGACTACCATCACTAGAACAGGTAACACTGGTGTCCTTAATGGACTCAATGATGTACAACGCTTCACTAGCGGTGAAGCAGAGCGTATGGTACTACCTAAGGGTAGTCGGTTTGTTTACTTCCCGAAGAGGGAATGGAGAGATATGAAATGAAAGACAGGACAATAACTTTTAAGTCAAAGGTAACCGGATGGCACACTGAGTCCTTAGTGTATCGTCGCTGGACCCAACTGTGCTATGAGGGTGTGCAAGAGGTCTTTCCCGGCTTGCCTGATGACGTTAAGAAGGTGACGTTTGTATTCAGTACTAGCCCCCATCCAGAGGCAGTGCAGCTGGCGTACTATATGAATCAGGATCTCTATGACTGGTACGAGACAATGCCAATGTACCAAAGTTTCATAGAGGATGACTATACCCTACACATGGATGAAGTAGAGGCCTTCCTCATGCCCACCGCAGACACGAAGATGCGTAAGCTCTGGGAAGAGGGTTACAACTACATGCGGTGTGAGTATGTTGCTTAACATCATACTCTCTTGGTTTGGGGTGGCACGTGCCTCACTGTTCAACAGGCAGTGCCGCCTCACCACGCAGAACTACCACGCATACCATGTGCTACGTACATACTTGGTATTCCTTAGGCAAGAGACACCGCATCAAGCGGTGAAGGACGAGATAGATGGAACACTTGACAAAGCCGCAGCGTATTTTCATATTGATAGTGCTGATTAGCGTAGCTCTACTAGCTAGTGGTTGCGTTAGTACACCTACACCCTATGTTCAAGGGTTCATAGGTCAGAGGCTAGGTAACGACAGCTTCTACTCATGCTCCAATGAGAACGCAGGTGTTAGGGTAGGGGTGGACATCCAGCTCAGTAAGAGGTGGCATGTAGCACCTGAGTATGAACACATCAGTCACCTGTTATGTGGTAAGCCATTCAATGATAAGCCAGAGGATGACGCTGATCACATCGGTATCACTGTTACCTATAGGATGCACCGATGAAGAAGATACCAATCGAAGAACGTATCCAACAGATACATGAGGATGGCGTTGCACTGGTGCGTATGCTTGGCATACTCAAGAAGTTCCAAGCTATAGGTATCAGGTACGTAGATGAGAACGACGAGCCGTGCTCACTAGGTGAGAACGTGGTTAACTTATTCGAGGATAAGATATGAGAACAGTAGACGCAGAAGTAACAGTAGAAGGGTGGGCTACCTATTACTACGTCCAGTGTGATGTGACCAAGAACATATGGTCACGCAACAGGTGGAGTAATGCGTATGAACCTATACCTGACCTGTTCGCTTCACGCATGGCAGCTATGCGTAGTACATCCCGTGGTAAGCTGGATGCTAGTAAAATGCAAGGGTTCAAGCCAGTGGTGAGGGCGTGCTTGTTTGGTTACGGGTCCAGTGGTATCAAGAGTATATGAGGTATGCATTCGATGGACACTATGACAAGTGTGCTAAGCACGGCGTACCAACTGGATCCGGACCGGGATGGGCCGGTGCGCAACGTGCTTTTCAGGACCGTACCAATGGCCTTCAAAGTGTGGGCTCATGGCGTCGATCTCCGGCAAGCTACAAAGTTTCAACCAGAGGGGACTACATTGACCCAGACTATTACATTGTCGATTGGGGGCAGGACGGATGAAGGGTGCTACTACTGTAGTAAGTACCACAAGGCTGTTAACTGTGGAGCATGTGGGAGGAAGACCGTATGAGTAGAGCAAAAGGAAAGTGTCCACTACCTGAAGCACCTATCAGGTGGCTATGTGAGGAGTGTGACTATGTGGGTATGTATGAGACTGCCCCTAATCCCTTCGACTTGAGTGACACCATAACAGGGTGTCCTAGCTGCCAGTCAGTAGACTCCTTTGTTGCTGCTTGTTGGAAGTGTAACAGACATGGCACTATGGGATGCACCAACTCAACTGAATACAGATACATCTACTCATGTTACGAACACAGACCACAAGAGGGGAAGAGTAATGGATAAAATTGACATATCATTCATTCTATTTATGACAATAGTGCTGGTTGTAGGTGCTATCGGTATCGGTGATGTGACATGGCACCACTATCAAACACAACACGTAGAGAAAGAGATACAATCAAAGAGGGAAGGGTGGGAACCACCCGTTATACCTTCTTGTGATGAAGAACTATGGGATAGAATCAAAGACAGATGTGGTGATCAACTCGATGAAGGAGAGGACTGATGTCCACCTTACTTGAGTACCTGTCAGCTATAGCACTGTGTATAGCAGTGGCACTGGTACTAGCAATCACGGGCACGTTAGTGGCAGGGTTCTTCGTCGCCATGATAGTGACCCTTATCATAGGGGTGGTATATGAGGGACTCTCCTCTTTCTCCCCTTCGACGAAGGAGAAGGGAGAGAAAGAGGAGGAGAGATCCGATGACGGCACCGCTAGTTAACAGAACGAGGGGCACCACACTTAAGCAGTATGATGGTGACCTAGATATGGAAAACTTTGACCTGATAGCTAAGGTGAAGGAGTTACTTAACACCCATCAACTCTGGGGTCCGGACGGTACGTATACGTTCAAGGATGGAGAGAGATGGGCTTACTTAGAGGAACACGACCATGAGTAATGGAGCAGACAGGTTCTTTGACGAGATGTTAGAGACAGCAAAGAAAGTAGCACGTAAGGACGTAGCAAATGAGCAACGCAAGATCAAGGCTGACTTAGTTAAGGTAAGGCGTGACTTGAAGGCAGCACAGAAGGCAGTGACAGGTGTAGCTGGACGTGAGGCTGCATGTACTAGACGTGAGACAGCAGTCAAGAGGCGTGAAGGTACCATTGCTACCAAGTGTACGAGAGCAGAGCAGCACCTTAAGTACCGTGAGACTGACATCAAGCTAGCTGAGAAAGAGATCATTAGCTTGCTCAATCAAATCGAGGCCGTTAAGAATGAGAAGGTAGAGACTGTGACTACGACAGCCCGACGGTTTGTTACACGTAGTACAGGTAGAGGGTGGTATGGTAGGAAGGTAGCCTCCACCAAGGCAGAGGCACTGTCTAACATCAAGCGCAGGGTAAACTCACTAGCTAAGAAGGAAGCAAAGGATGAGTAATGACGACAACATAGTACGCACTGACCTCGGCTTTGCCGAGCAGCTTAATCTCGACAGCCTAGTACGTACTACGGCTAGTCAGATGTTCGAGAACGATAACAACGTCGCTACCCTTGAGGTGACACTCAACGGTACTGATGCACCTGTTCCACCTAGGCTAGAGTTTGAAATGAGGTTGATAGCTATCAACGGTGACAAAGTAGAGGGAGCTAGGGACAATGGCTAACATGGGTGCCCCACTCAAGGGCAAGTACGATCCTAGTATCATCGCATCTATTGTGGATGACACTAAGCAACAACAAGAGGCACTCAAGGCTGACCCCTTTGAGATCACTGAGACTGTTGAGTTAACAGGTGATGAGGGTGCAGTGCTATTCAGCTCGGTGTTCTGGAACCCTAAAGAGATACCTGACCTGCCATTGCGCATGTTTAAGGTGGAGGATTGGCATGAAGAAGCACAGCTACAGATCCCAGCTATTGATAAGCGTTGGATCTGGAACAAGCCTGTCACCGAACGACTGGCGCTTGCTCTGTACTCAGGTGATACCACACTGCTCCATGGTTTACACGGGACAGGTAAGAGTTGCATTGCCGAGCAATGGTGTGCCCTCTTTAACATCCCAGCTTGGCGTATGTCATGTAACAGGGAGACAAGAGAGGCTCACTTCGTAGGGAGTGCGGGACTAGACTATGACGAAGAAGGTAAGATGCGAATCAAACAGGAGCCAACGCTCCTCACTGACAGTCTCAAACATGGTGGCATGTTCATCGAGGACGAGGCTTTCAGACACAACTCTGCGCTTGTACTCCAGTCTTTGCGGGAGAAGAACACACGGACCCTTACACTACCAGATGCACCGGGTCGTACAGCAGCTGACCGTAGACTACATGCGCCTGAAGGTAGATGGTGGTACGTCCTCACTGATAACACATGTGGAATTGGGGACGAAACAGGGGTATTCGACGCACAAGTACAGGATGCTAGTACCTTAGATAGAGTCGGGGCTGTCATTGAAGTAGACTACCTATCACCAGCACAAGAGACCCGCATCCTTAAGAAGTATTGCAACCTGAGTAAGGAGCAGATCAAGGGTATGCTTAAGTTCACCGAGAATGTACGCACTGCCTTCCGATCACAACAGATGTTATCTACCCTGAGTGTACGCTCCCTCTTAGCATGGGCTGAGAAGACAGAGTTAACACAGTCACTAGAGATAGGGCTCAAGATGACATGGTTCGAGAAGTTATGTGAGGATGACCGGGCTACTGCCAAGGACCTCTATCATCAGGTATTTGCGAGGACACTATGAGTAGAGTAGCTAGTGTACTGGATGTTGACCACGTTGTTACAGTACTACAGCGTAGGTGTAATGACCAAGGCATACAGCTCAAGTGGACAGATGATCAAGAGTTAGCTGCGACTAATGGCAAGGAGATCATACTGCCCAAGATACAGCAGCCTGTTACTAAGGCTGCACTTGACAAGCTGTATGGATTTGTTATCCATGAGGCAGGGCATCACACAAGGCCAGAGATATTCAACATAGCCAGAGGTGCGCTTGAGAAGGGCGCTACTGATGGCATGATGGGACTCCTTAACATCATCGAGGATGATGCAATGGAACGTGAGGTCTCCTCTAAGTACAGGGGTGACGCAACCGCATTGGGTAACTTGAACAGCACCATCTTAGGTGAGCTAGCTGGTATGCTGGCTGACTTTAAGATACCAGAGGATGCAACAACAGAGGACATAGCACCCATGACAGCATGTGGTGTGAGTCAACTGTCACGTACCAACTGGGATGGGTACAGTACACAGGCACGAGCTAAGTACTTCGCTGCCCTGCCTGACAAGGCTGCCACTGAGGTTAACACCTTAGCTATGGAAGGCTGGCATAAGAAGATGCAACAAGTAACCGACCCACACTCAGCGTGGGACCTGACCATTGACCTATATAAGAGGCTATACCCTAATGCAGACGACGACAAACTTGAAGAGATCCGCCAAGCTGGTCATGATGGACCTCAAGGTGAGGGGGGAGAGGGGGATAGTGACGAAGGTCAGGGGGATGGCGGTGATGTACCTACTGATCAAGCAGGGGACTCCGCTGGCGACGCTACAGGTAGTGAAGGACAGGAAGAAAGCGGTGATAAAGGTAAGTCTACTGATGGAGAAGGCACGGTAGTAAGCTGGAAGGACTTCATACTCAGTGAGCACAACGAGTGGAAAGCTAAAGAAGAGGGACAGTTCGGTAGCATAGGCATTGACTGGACTGACTACGAGGGTGATGGTAGTATGATGCTCATGCCCCAACACCTTATCAACGTGGTTGATTGCCGCAAGGGCAAGGGCCAAGAGACACATGAGGGGCACCGTGGTAAACCTCATAACTTCATGTCTGATAACGCAGAGGCTAGACGTTTCGGTAGTCAGATACGTAGGTACATCCAAGCTAAGGCACGGACACAGGTAGTACGAGAGAAGTACCATGGTAAGCTGGACAAGAGTAGCCTAGTGAGGCTGGCTCTGCCACCTATCGATGGTGGTGAGTACAACAAGCGTGTGTTCTACGACTGGGAAGAGCAGAAGGAACTCAACACTTGCATCCATGTGTTAACTGACTGGTCCGGTAGTATGAACGGACGTAAGATGAAGTACGCAGCTGATGCTAGTGGTAGGTTAGTGTACACCTTCGACCGCATACTCAGGGTGCCAGTGCAGCTGGCTGCCTTCAGTAACCGAGCTTCTGAGTGTGACATAGGCTTAATCAAGCGCTTCAATGACAGGAGTGTAAGTCCACAGGACATAGCCGACTCGTTCTCTAAGTTCTACAGGTACACATCAGCTAACAACGACGCTGATGCAGTGATGTGGGCATACAACCAACTCAAGCGACGCAAGGAAGAGCGTAAGATCCTAATCGTACTGAGTGATGGGTGCCCAGCGGGTGCTTATAGCTACAGCAATGGACACTTGAACCTACAGACAGTAACCAAACAGATCGAGAAGGAAGGCAAGATAGAACTGTATGGTGTGGGCATATGCTCAGATGCAGTCGAGTCATACTACACCAACACTCGGGTACTTCAAGGGCCCGGAGAAATCAACTCAACACTAATGAACATCATCAAAGATGGAGCATACAAATGAGCATTAAGTTAACAGACGAAGAGATCAAAAGGCTACCCCCTGAGTTTCAGAAGGGACTAGAGGATGGGTCGGTACTGGCAATCGAGGTACCTAAGCCTACCATGAGCAATAGGTGGTTCACTGTGTGTGCAGCACTGATAGTAGGTGCTATGCTGGTACCAATCTGGGTACCACTGACTAGCGTTGCCTTCCTTGGTGCAGCATTCGGTGCCCTTGGTTGGATGTTCTTGTACTGGTTCGAGGGACACAGCCATGCTGTTACCAAGCTAAAGATGTCCATTGCAGTAGGCACCTTGGATAGGGTGTTCCAACTCCTTGATAACAAGGACAATTTAGATGGAACTAAAGAGGGCGAGTGTGGTCTAACTACCTGTGAGAGTAAGAACAAAGATGTCCTCCACTAAGGTACCGGGACGGTACAACGTCTCACTTAATAAAGAAGACCCAGCTGATGTTTGGGAATTTTCCCAGAAATCTTACAACCACGCTGCCAATCGTATAAACGAGGAAGAGGAAGAGGGTATCATAATACAGAAGGCCAATGAGATTGTTATCCCACTGGGTACCAAGCATGACCTGCGTACTAACAACCCTGACTATCAGGTAGGCAAGGTCACCACCTATAACAAGAAGATGATCAAACAGTACGAGCTAGACTTGAGGCAACCCAACGATGATTGACATGAAACCATACGAGAACATCACCGTTGGTAGAGGCAACACAGTACGTGCGAACCATGATGACTGTCCTGCTGGTACTGATTCACGACGTAGACTGTACCTCTCCCGACCAGCTAGCTCACCTGATGTGGTGCTAGGCTACTGTCATAACTGTCAAGAGCATGGTGTACTACGAGATGGGTCGCATGTATTCAGGGACTTCGATACTAAGCCTACCATGATAGACAAGTCGATACCATTCGCGCAACCACCTAGCTTGGTGCCCTGTGTTAGAGAGGTGTGGCCCCATGATGCTATAACGTGGAGGATACACAAGAGCCTTTCAATACAGGACTGCTTCAGAGTAGGGATCAAGTATGATCCAGATACACACCGTGTGTACCTCCCAATGTGGGACAAGGTGACTACTGATGGTAGCGTCTATCAAGACTCTACGCTACTGGGCTACCAGCTACGGGACATCAGTGGTACCAACTGTAAGTACCTCACTGCCTTGCGAGACAAGGAGGTTAAGCCCTTCACTACGATAGGCACAGGGAAGGCTGTAACCTACCTAGTAGAGGACCTAGCTAGTGGACTGGTACTAAGCCGTGCCCTGCTACCTGAGGCAGGCCGCGTGGTAAATCACAGGGTCGTGGTTAACTATGGTGTCAAGTGTACCCCCGAGGTACTTAATGAGAACACAGCCACTGACTACTACGTAGTGTGGCTAGACAATGATGGTGACCACATAGCTGACCAAGCACGAATCATAAGCAGAACGTGGGAGCTATTCACAGGCAAGCCCTGCTATATAGAGGACCAGTACGGTGACCCCAAGGCAGTAGATAACACATCTATTGCAGCAGTGGATACGTACTGGAGGGGAGAGTACAACGATGGCAATTCAGCGGGGGATTACCATGGATAACCTAGACCTCGACCTCCTCCGCTTCATGCAAGTGAAGGAGAACTACGACAAGTACCATAAGGTAATCACCAAGGGGATGTTAACCAAGGAGTCATGGACTCTACTCGGTGACTACGGTGCATACTACAAGGAGTACCCTCAACTATCAGAGATAGACGAGGCCTTCAAGTTATGGTTCAGAGTAACCGCACACCCAGCGTGGAAGGATGATGACCACAAATACTACAGCACGATTATCAGTAACACAGGGGACAGACAAGTTCCGGATGCTAGTGGATCATTTGGGGATCAACTGGAGCGCTTGCGGTTTGACTCGGAACTCCGAGAGGCACAGAGAACGTTCAGTAAAGGTACTACCTCTATTGAGGACGTTATATCCGGACTGGACCAAAGCACTAGAAGAGTCGTTCGATTGGATGAGGGGGATGGGACCTTCAGCCTCGACGATCTCGCTAAGCATAAGCGTGGCGACGAGGGCTACTACTGGAGGTGTGAAGACCTCAATAAGTCCATCGGCCCTATCCGCAAAGGTGACTTCGTCGTCATTGCTAAGCGTCCTGAGGTTGGTGGTACGTCCTTCCTCTGCTCCGAGCTAAGCTACATGCTAGAGCAGACCCCTACCACTGGCAAGGCAGTCCTCTTCAACAACGAGGAGGCACCAGACAAGGTGTTCACTCGTATGGTAGGTGCAGCAGTAGGTGTGGACTACCGAGCCATGATGGCAGCACCTGCCCACTGGCAGCAACAGTATGATAACTGGCTAGACGGTAGGCAGTTCGACCTTAAACAAGACACATCAATGAACATCAACTCTATCTACAAGGAGCTAGAGGAACATGACTACGACATCATCGGAATCAACGTACTCCTCAAAGTTGGAGGAACAAGTGCGAAGGAGGATCACGACAAGTTCCAAGCTCTCGGTGAGGAAATGCGTAGGGTTACACAGGGTTACGGCCCTGTCATCGCCATTGTTCAAGCTGATCCAAGTGCAGAGGGCATGCGTTACATTCCGCAGGACCGTATCTATAAGTCTAAGACTGCTCTCCAAGGGGAGGCAGATATCCTCATCATGATAGGCATGGACGACGACGGTCCAGTTGACAGTCGGTACATCCATGTAGCTAAGAACAAGATTCCACCTGCACCATGTTGTGACCTGTCACTCAAGCACATCAAGGGTGAGGTCCACTTCGACCTAGGTACAGGTAGGTTTGAATCAATAAACTTCAAAGGTAATAGCAGATGTACGAAATAACAGTAGACTTAGAGACAACTGCTAACGGGCCGGGCAACAGTCCGGAGGCACACTACCCAGCTAACAAGATCCTATGGACAGGGTGGAAGTTAGGTGGGCAGACAGACACACACACTGAGAAGGGTGGTACTACCAAGCTGATGAGTGACATCACTGATGCTATGTTTCTGAATGATGTGATCCTAGTGGGACACAACCTCAAGTTTGACCTCAAGTACCTGATGAGGTACGACCCCGGCTTCCCTTGGCACAAGCTGTACTACCATTGCACCATGTTCGAAGACTACCTAGCTAGTGGACATGAGCGTAAGTTCTCCGGACTAGAGTTACTGTGTTCAATGCACCATCTCCCGTACAAGAAGGCCCTCGACCTTGGTGCTCTCATCAAGAGTGGAGTTAAGATGGAGGACATACCTGACAGTGACCTTGAACCGTACTTAAAGGAGGATGTTCAAGCTACGATGAAAGTGTACCACAATCAAGTGCACACAGCTAAGACGCAGAATCGTGAGGCATACCAAGGGCACATCCCTGCACTGGCAGACATAGAACTCAACGGGCTACCCCTTGATGTACCAAGGGCACAGGCGGCAATGCACGCCTCGGTACTAGAGGAGGACATATGGGAGACCGCAGTATGGGACATAGTACAGGACAACCTAGAGTGGAGCGATGGGGTACCACTGGTACCCGGTGACCTCAACTTCACAGCACCACGTACCATCAGCTATATCCTAACAAGTGCGCCAGCAGCAGGGCTAACTAAGAGGGTGAAGCGTAACATAGTACGTAAGCCTCATCGCCACCGTCTGCTTTCAATACCGAACATCAGCAGTGTGTGGGGTAAGAAGCTCCCCACTCACCTAGGCTACCCCCTCTCTAAGCTAGAGATGGAGAAGATCGTAAGGTGTGGTGGGGCACCAGCTGACCTGATCATTGCACTACGTAAGTTCAGGGACCAGAAGAAACTGACCAGCACGTACTACGGGCCCTTCCTAGAGGAGGCTAAGACACAGCCTAGTGTACACCCCAAGCTGAACGTATCACAGACCAGCACAGGGCGACTCAGTAGCTCTAAGCCTAACGGACAGAACATGCCACCACTGGCACGTTCCCTGTTTATGTCCACCGAGGGACTGCTAATGGAGATAGACTTCAAGCAGCTAGAGATTGTAGCCCTAGCCTACCTGTCAGGTGATACGCAGTTGATCCATGATATTGTAGGTGGACAGGACATACACTACAACTCAGGCAGGGGTGTCATGGGATGGCAGACACCTGCTGATATGGATGAAAAATCTAGAAAAATAGTGAAGGGTGTTAACTTCGGGCTTATCTATGGTGGTGGTGCCAAGGGCATCGCTATCTCTACTGGTCAGGATCAGAAGCTGATCAAGCAACTGATCAAGGCGTTCTATGACAGGTACCCCGGTGTACGTCCATGGCAGAACTCTGTATACACAGAGGTGGTGACCAACATGAAACCTAATGGGCACAAGGATGGGGAGCAGACGTACCACTCGTACTATAATGACCCCAAGTCCCAGCGTAAGTACCACTTCGTAGAGGGACCAGCACCCGGATGGGTGAAGGCTAAGACAGGTCGGAGCTACAGCTTCAAGCCAACTGAGACTAAGAACTACCCAGTGCAAGGGTTCGCAGGTGGAGACATAGTGATGCGAGCACTAGGTGAGCTATGGTTTGAGATGAAGACAGACCCCACCAACTACAGCAACACCAAATTACGCATGACAGTACATGATTCCATCCTCATTGATACTGACCTCACCGAGGGAGACATAGAGGACATGATGGGTCATGTATGTGATAAGATCAGGGACCACTACGGATTACCGTTCGACTTACAATTCGACATTACAACAGGCGTCAACTGGAGATAACAAATGGAACAAGTACAAGGCATAGTAACAGCGATCAACACCAAGACAGTAGCAATCAAGCGTGGCCCTAAGGCTGGCTCTGATGGCACTGTGTACAATATGACCCTAGACACCGGGCACGTTATCAACCTCGGCTTCGCTTGCAAGTTTGCACAAGGCGAGAGCGTTAACCTTACATTGGAGGCTACCAACTTTGGAGACTACAAGATCCTCTCTCAAGGTGCTGCGTCTGCCGCACCGGTCAAACAAACAGCTACACCTAGCATTCCTAATGCTCAGCCTAGCCCACGCAAGGAGTTCCCAATCGATAAGACTAGCCGTGGTATGTCAATCACCCGACAGAACTCAGGTGGACATGCTGCTGTAATGGTAGCAGCATTGATCAACCAAGGTAAGATCAATGACGATGTAGAGGCTATGAAGGTCTGGTTTGATATGGTGTACGACATCACTGACTTCGCAACGGGTCACCGTGAAGAAGCACAGGCCAAAGCAATGCAAGTACTGGAGGACTAGAGTATGAAACGCTACATCAACTACCAACTGGTAACCGACCATGAAGAGAACGAAGTATTGCTAGAGAAGACAACGACAGGTGATGAACCTGAGTACCACCTAGAGATACGTGACTGTTGTGGTGAGTGTGTGGTTCAAGTGTGCTTCACACCAGTAGAGTTCAATGCCTTCGTTAAGATGGCTAACAAACTGAAGAGAGAAGAATAGATGGCTAACATTGATAGCCTAAGCACCGACATATACAATGTGTTGGATAGCTCGGTAGACCATACTCCTAGTGAACATCTTGCTGCCGAGTACGCTATGAGTATCGGTGGTGAGATGGCTAAGTCCACGCTTAAGAGGGACAGGCCAAGGGAGAAGGGTAAGCTGTGGGCCAGTGACTTAGGCAAGAAATGTATGAGGGTACATTGGTTCAACTTCAATGCACCCGAGACAGCAGCCCCCTTACAGGGGCACACCAAGTTTAAGTTTCTTTACGGGAACATACTAGAGGAAGCTGTGTTGTATCTGGCAGAGGAGGCAGGACATGAAGTATCCCATCAGCAGCACCGTGTGGAATGGGACGTTGGAGATATTAACGGAGTTAATTGGAAAGTATCCGGACGGATCGATGGAATCATTGATAGTGCGCTCATGGATGTCAAGTCAACGAGCAATTATGGATACAAGAAATACTCAATCGAGGGTATCAACCCTAGTAACGACTCGTTCGGATATCTTTACCAGCTTGGATTCTACAAGGCACACGGCAACTACAACGTACCCGTCAGCCAAGAGGGCTTTGTCTGGATTGATAAGCAGAATGGGCACATTAAGTATACAAAGTGTACTACTCCAGACCCCCAAGAAATCGAGCAACGGACTCGGGACATTATTGCGGCTGTGGACACGGACTCCATTGACAACGTCTGTCGGAGTTACACACCCGAAACATATGGCAAGTCAGGGAACGAGTGTCTTCCCATGTCCTGCTCTTACTGTTCGTATAAAAAAGAATGCTGGAAGGACAGTAACGGCGGACGGGGTGTGCGAACCTTTGCCTATGGTCACAAGCCAGTACACTTTACTACGATAACAAGAGAGCCTAAGGTCGCGGAGATAACAGGATGTTAGATGGACAATTTCCTAAGATTTGGCACACCAATGACAAGGGTGAGGATATAGTGGGATGGAAGCTATGCCCACCGGGGCATTGGGTGCCCAATGAGACAGAGCCGGGAACTGAGACACTGATGGTAGACTCACCACCCCACTACACAGTGGGTGGGTACGAGGCCCTTGATGTAATCAAAGCTAAGCTCACACCTGAGGAGTACCGAGGGTACTGCAAGGGTAACATCCTAAAGTATGTGATGCGTGCCAACTACAAGGGCACACATGACACCGACTGTGGCAAGGCAGAGTACTATGCCAAGGAGTTGAAAGATGCAACAGATGCCCACACTAACGAAGATTAAGAAGTCAGTAGATGGAGAGCAGGTGTATGTGTTCGCTCTCCCCTCTGGGGCTTACACATGTATGAAGCGCAGTTGGCTGACACACATGGGAGTACTAATGGACGATGGCGAAGAGAAACTTAAGAAGCGGACGTAGGTCTAAGTTCGAGGACCGTATAGCACAGGAGTTAACTGATGAAGGCATGGCTTTCACTTACGAGACATGGAGCTACGAGTACGATGAGCCTCTCCGCAAGAATCTCGCACGCTGCGCTGATTGCGGCAGCACATCACTACTGCGTACTGGGTGGTACACTCCCGATTTCTTCCTTGCCAATGGAGTCATCATCGAAACAAAAGGACGTTTTACTGCGGCTGACAGGAGAAAGATGGCGGCAATCCAAGAGAACCATCCCGACCTTGACATTAAGATGCTGTTTATGCGTGACAACAAGATCCACAAGAACTCAACAACTAAGTACTCGGACTGGTGCATATCGAACGGGTACGATTACTCAATCAATGAGGTAAAACCAGAATGGCTAAGATAAAGAAAACACTGAAGGAGAACAGAGTCTTCCTCAATGGCTACGACAAGAGTTGTACTGACTCACTGTTCTGGAGGGTGGATGTATACACTGCCCACTCTAAGAAGGACAGCCACGAGGCAGTATGGAACGCAGAGATAAGCCTACCACAGAAGACCATGCTATGGGCTCACAAGAAGGGAGAGCTACGTCCACTGCAAACCATACAACGTGAGTTGAATAAGTTTAATGACGCAATAGAGGATGCCCAACAGCGGGTGGAGGAGCACAATGGCAAGAGTTAAGAACCCGTTGAAGATACTGTACCTAGATATTGAGACGACACCACACAAGGGTACCTTCTGGAACTTGTTCCCGAAGTTCATCCCCTTGAATCAGATGCAAGAACCAGCGTACATGATATGTTGGGCTGCTAAATGGGAAGGAGAACGGGATGTCATATTCAGGAAGAAAGGCGACGATGATTATATCGGACGACTGCATGAACTCCTTGACGAGGCAGACACGGTGGTACACTACAACGGGAAGTCCTTCGATATCAAGCACATTAACCGTGAGTTCGCAGCGGAAGGTCGCGTACCCCCCTCCCCCTATTCGCAGGTTGATCTACTCACTGCTGTACGTGCGTCCTTCAGGATGGCATCAAACAAACTTGACTACGTTGTCCGTTACTTTGGTCTCGGGAAGAAGGTAGTCCATGTAGGTATCGAGCTATGGTATGACTGCATGGATGGTGACCCGGCAGCGTGGAAACTAATGGAGAAATACAATCGACGCGATGTTGTCCTCTTACCTAAACTGTACAAGTTTATGCAACCGTGGATCAAAGGACACCCCAACGCTGCACTGGCCGCTGACCACACTACCAAACCAACTTGCTCTACATGTGGATCAACTCATGTCCAGTCACGAGGGGAGTATCACACTAAGTCTTGTGTCTACGAGAGGTTTCAGTGTCAAGGCTGTTTCGTATGGCTACGCCGTCGTAAGGCCAAGCAATCTACTTCGGATAACGTGCTCGTGAGGGCTAACTAATGAATGCTGTTGATAGAGTATACCACTGGGCCAACCTGAAAGAGTTAGACCCTGACCAACTAGTGAGTGACCTTAACTTAACAACAGAAGAAATACTCGATGCCTTCCATGAGAGGGCAGAAGAGTTCATCCAGAAGGAGTTTGGATAATGGTAACTAAGACGTTCATAGATCCACCCGAGGGGTGGAAGTTCGGGTTCCCTAAGGCTATGCCTACTCCACCAGTGGACATGTCCGAGTGGCTGTTCGGTGAGGGGTACCCTGCTGATCTAATACCACTGGCTATGAAGTATAGCCGGTACTGGGAGGAAGAGGTCGATGAGTAATGTGTATTTTATTGGTGACCTGCACTTTGGGCACAGTAACATCAGTGTCTTCCGGTCTCAGTTCATTGACGAAGCGGACCACAGGCAGTTCCTCATTGACATCTGGAATGCGCACATCACAGCTAGAGACGTTGTGTTTGTTATGGGGGATGCAGCCTTCACAGCAGATGGACTTGCTTCGTGCGGTCAATTGGATGGCAGGAAGATTCTCATACGAGGGAACCATGACATGCTCCCCACTGAGGCTTACCTTGAGCACTTCGAAGAGATCCACGGTATCCTCCAATACAAAGGGATGTGGTTAACTCATGCTCCCATCCACCCTACTGAGTTATACGGACGCTCAAATGTACATGGGCACTGTCACAGGGGCGGGCCAATGGAGGTCCATACTTCGGGGGCGGATTTCAGAGGCAGGACTACTGGCACGAAAGCCACCTACTTTAACGTGTGTGCTGAGCACCTGCCCACGCCCTATGTACCCATCAGGTTAGATGACCTGAAGGAACGCATAGCTAAGAGGATACGAGATGAATGAGAAGAGGACATACGAGCAACTTGAGGAAAACTACGAGGCTGCACTGAACTTGCTGCGGCTTACCGATGCAGAGATAGAGCGCCTGACCGCTATGAACGCACAACTGACTGCCGACCTGTTGCAGTATGGTGGTAAAAAGATAGAGCGCCTTGAGGGTGCGCTGGAATATATAGCAGAGGATGCTTGCTCTGGCACTGAGCCGTGGTCAGCAAAGATTGCCAGAGAAGCACTCGACAAGGAGGGGGCATGAGTGACCTGATTGAGCGGTTGCGAAATGCCGCCAATGAACTGCATGGGCATAAGCCAACGCATCCCGGCTTATATGCGCAAGCAGCCGACGAGCTTGAGCGCCTTGAGGCTGCGCTGCGGGAGATAGCTTCCGATAAGAATAGATTTACCAATCACGGCTGGCGCTTAGCCAAAGCAGCACTCGACAAGGATACGCTTAATGATCGTGGTAGCGATCAATATGCGAATCCCCAACAGGAGCAGACATGAGTAAAGAACTGATTGAGCGGTTGCAGACATGCTGCCCAGACCCAGAGAAGTTCAAGGGTGAGCCGCATTGGCCGCGTGAAGCGGTAGTAGAGTTATGCCAAGAAGCAGCCGACGAGATAAAGCGGCTTGAGGCTCGGGCTGATGCCAACGCAGATCACGCCAAGCTGGCAAACAAGAATCAGGCGTCTATCGCAACCTCATTGAAACAAGCCACAGCTAAGATAGGGCGGCTTGAGGGTGAGAATAGAGCGTTAAAGTCTGCAATAAAATCTATGCGCTTTGAGGCAGCTAGATTTACTGGTTTCGTAGAGTTATGCGATGACGCACTCAACAAAGGGGATGACAATGCCTAAGTTTGATGTACGATGTAAGATATGCGGACATACAGCGGTAGTCAAGAAAGGCTACCACGATCCACACGAATGTAGTACGTGTGGTGAACCAACTATAACACTGATGCCCGGAGCGGGCGTCCTAGTAAGGAAGCAACCGTATGACTACCTTGAGGGTCCGATCCCAGACGCAAAGAAAATCAAATCATTCGCACATGACCGTCGTAAAGGCGGCAAGTAGCTGGCTCGAACTAGGAAAACTGGCCCAGTTCATGGGCAAGCACACGAAACAACCCCTGTCAATAAGACTGATAGCACCTGTGAATGTACAGATGCAGGGCCTCCTAAATATGATAAGTAACCGGTGCATTCGTGACCAACAGAGACCTTTGTACCTAGACGGGGCAAGACCAGTAATACCAACCACCAACGAGAAGGGCTACCTGCAAGCTGAGTACCATACACCAACACAAACTTACAGATTAGCCCTACGATTAGATAACTACATTGTTCAACAAACCATACCGGGGACCGCATATGTCTGAAGTAAATAGCCCATCGTTTGAGATTCACCTCTCGGACGGAACAGTTAACGAATACATCCAGAGTGACATGGTAAAATACCACTGGACAGTAGGTAACAGCGGAGTACTGATGATTTTCCGTGATGTGATGCACGAGATCTTCGCTGTCTCACTGAAGCAAGACGAACGCATCGAAGCGTACAACCACAACCAATGGGATAGAGTCTATGCCATTGACGAAGAGGAAGAGGAAGGGGTGACTGGTGTACCAGAGGGCCCTGTCCTAGCTAAGTCATGAACGAGGAGTGGTTCGCAAAGACCTTCTACAAAGCCCTAGTAGCAATCATGCTGCTAGGGTGGGCCACGATAAGTATCATCAATGTCATCAAGGAGCACAGGGTGGAGTACATGCTGGCTGCGCAACAGACAGCCTGTGTTGAGGCCTTACGAGACTTCGAGGGTACTGCCCTATGCTACGCTGACTCAGCGTGTCTGATCACTGGCGAGGACTACAGGTACCAAGTACATACAACCGTCTACCTAAAGGAGAACTGTCCTGATGAATGGAAAACAAGCCAAGGCTTTACGCCGCCTGTTGCAACTAGAGAAACCAACACCGGCCTCAAGGTCGGGCCTTGAACAGAGGGAACGTCCGGATGGACAGATAGAGTTTATCTTTCACAGGCGGACTAACCCACAGATGAACCTGTACCGCAACGTGAAGCGGCGGACAACTAGAGGATGGTAACTAATGCAAGGACTACTGATCGTGCTACTGCTATTGTGCTTAGCACTACTAGTATTTATACCAGATGAGGATAGTTAACCCTGTCCCTTCCGAGTCTTAAGGAATTGAAGGAGCAACCCAGCGAGGGTGTCGATCTTATCTTCATCCTCGTTGAATTTCTTCCAACCAAGTGTGAAACAAATAGCGTGAGTTAACTCATGATAGAAAGTATGGTTCATAGTATCGACAGTACCCTTCTTGAGTCTGATGATACATTCAAAGGAACAGCAGTCACCGTACAAATCGGGTTGATTGTCTATGACGTCGTATACTTCGACACGCCAGTCCCTACCACCGAGTTTGAAACTAGAAGGAATCTTAATCATGACTGATCACAGCCACCTAACCGTGCGTCGTGCGCGGCGACCACTGCTTCAATCTCTCGAAGGTAAGACTTTAATAACAAGTCGTTATTTGCCAGTACTTCGAATGCTACAGGGCTCGCGTCTCTTAGAACACGTTGATCTGTCACTGACACTGGTTGTAGAACGAAATCCCGTTCAAGACACAGTGGCGCGCTTAACTGCAACTGAGATCCGCACGATGACAGACCAATGGTGGCTAGAAGAACAAGGCAGGCAATTCCAGCGCCTCGTCGTTGATGATTAGAAGTCATTGGGATCTGTGAAGTTGCCAACACCTTCAAACTCTTCTTTCTTCTTTGATAGTTCTTTCTTTAGTTCTTCCCTTCGGGAGAACAATACTTTC